TTACAGTTTTTCTATATCTTCTTTCAATTTTTCTTTTACTCCCTTTGTCACATGCAAATAAATCTTTTCAGTGATATCACTATTTTCGTGCCCAACGCGATCCTGAATAGCATACAGAGGAGTTCCTAGTTCCGCTAATTTTGAAATATGGGTATGTCTAAAAATATGTGAACTAAGTTTTTTATCAATCTTCATGTCAGCTTTATGATTTCTCAAATAGGTGTTAATTGCTGTTAGTTGGAAAGGAGTTCCTTTCGTTGTTTGAAATAGAAATTGACCATTCGGATTTAATTCTAGAAGCTCATTGTAAATAGCTATCGCTTTTTTTGGTAAATCAATTTCTCGCATTCCAGCAGCAGTTTTTGTAGAATCAGATTTTTTCATATCAGCTATTGAACGTTCTCTATACATCATCGTCCCATTTATAACTACTGATGCATTATTATTGGTAATGTGTACATCGTCTTTACTTAATGCGATTGCTTCTCCAGGCCTCATTCCAGTCAAATATAGCCACTGGAAAAGGAGAGAATATCTTTTATTGTGTGAAGTTGTGAAATTTACTAGTCTTTTATATTCATCATCTTCTAAAAACTTATCTTTAATTTTTATCGTTTTTGACTCTCGTTTATAATCAATAACTACTTCGTTGATAGGATTTTTTTCTACATAGCCTTTTTTCATAGCGTATGAAAAAAGAAGATTCAATTTGGATTTAATTACACTGACGTACTTATTTGACAAGTCATCTTTATATATCATATCTTCAAAAATATTATTTAAATCTACTGTATTAATACCAGAAACGATGTAAGTCTCAGGTATCTTTTTCTTTATAGTGTTTAAGATATTATTCGTAGGATAATATGTAGACTCCTTAACTTGTCTTTTGTAAATAACTAACCATTCTTCGACAAGCTCATGAAATGTTAGATCAGGCTTCTGAAGTGTTTTTTCGTTTAATTTTATATCAATTTTTTTATTTAACTCTAGCAATGCCACTTTCTGAGTTTCTCGAGATTTATTTTTATAAGTAATGCTCACTTTTTTTCTTTTTCTAGTTTTTGGATCAATATATCGCTCATTATATTTATATACTTTTTTTCCGTTTTTATCAGTTTTGGTTTCAATCCACATTGTTTTCATCTCCTATTTGTTGCTATAATAGGAATGGATAAGTAAGCCAATTATAGCAGGTTTATTTTTCATCACGTCCACAAACTTTGGCGAGGGAGGGGGCGTGTTTTTTTGTTTAGTAGCTACCTTTCCATGAAGTATCTGCGAAGAACACTTCAAATGTTGTTCCATCATTTTTCACTTCAAAATATGCTGTTCCTTGTGCGGATTTACCCGGTTGGATGGTTTCCGAAAAGTAATCTCTACTAGCTAAATCAGATTTAATATCTGATGAATCATAAAATTCTAAATAACTTGAACTTGCATCAAAAGGTGTAGTCCCTGTGTTTTCTACAAGAAAATCTACCTTTGCGTAAAATAGGCCTTCTGGTTTATAGAAATCATCACCGTAATCTTTTGATACAGACTGGACAGTTACGTTAATAGAGTTACCATTTTCAGAAGTAAAAGGAACTGCTTCTCCTATACTATGTGCAACTGATGCCGTCTGGGGTTCTGAAGACGAAGTTGTAGTTGTAGTTGTAGTAGAGCTTGAATCTTTGGATTTTCCATCTTTATCTAAGAAAGTTCGTTGATTATAATATACAACCTGTTCAGTTTTTGGACTAACCCAAATTAACATTGTTTCATCATCAGAATCAGTTGAATAAGTATATTGGAGCATCTCTAATTTTTTTATATCTTTTGCACTATTTCCATGTTCAATTAATTCAGAGTGCTCTTTATAATAATCTCCTTGTGCATCCTTTGAAATAGATACAATTAATTCATCCCGTGTGATAGCATTGTCTAATTCTTTGTAAACAAAATCATTTGTCCATTTACGTAACGGTGAACCAAGTGTCTGATAAACTTGAGTTAAATCATCACCAACTTTTATTTTATGAACGTCTGATGAAGTTAGTTTTTTTGTTTCATATTCAGATGTTGATGAAACAGTATTTTCTTTAGTGCTAGCAGAATTAGGACTAGTGGAGCATCCGCTTAATACCAAGCCTAAAAAAAGCAACCCAAAAACAATTTTTTTCATTTTTAATTCCTCACTTCTATGATATGATTTTTTTGTAGGATCTTAGAAATAAGGTTTTTAGTCCGTGTTGCAGCACGGACTTTTTTTACATTATATAAGAAAGCGATAAGCGCTTTCTGGAAGTCCGTAAAGATTCTTTAATTCCTCAATTCGTTTAGGATATTGATCATTGTCTTCTTTGTATAGAGAAACAATGAGATTAGCAGCAAAGCAATTAGCTTCGCTTTCAGATTTGCTTCTAGATGTTCTTGTTGATACATAGTAACTGGATAAGCCACGATGAAAAATAGCGTGACCTAATTCGTGAGCGCAAATGTAGAATCTTTCCTCAGAGTCTCTCAGTTCATCATTTAAGAAGATTATTGCACGACCTCTAATTTCTTGAAACTGTCCTTTGGGATTCTCGATAAAAGGAACGTATTGAATTTTAATGCCCATCTTTTCACAAATATAAAAAGGATTAGCGGACTGGTATTTCCGCTTCAACTCCTCGACTAAATTAATCGTATCCATCTCCATAAGCTCACATCTTTTTGCCTTTTTCTTTGTCTTCTTTCACAATATCCCAGAAGGTTCCAATAAGGATATCTTTTACGCGTTGGACCTGTTCAGGCGTCAGTGTTTCTCCGCCATAAGACATATTGACATTTGAATCTAGTAATTTATCAAGTTCAACTACTTCATCTTTTGTTGCCCAGTCAGGAACTTGGTTTCTACCGAGTAAATAATCAGTAGTTACATTAAAATAATCTGCTACAAGTTGTAGTCTTTTAGTACTAGGAGTTCTATTTTTCCATTGATAAATCGTGTTTTTAGGTATATTTAATTCTTCTTCCAATTGAGTTATACTTATGCCTCTTTTATGAGCTAATTCCTTTATTCTATCTAGTAAATTCATTTTCGCACCTCACAAGCTACGAAAACACTAATAAAAAAATTAGTTAAAGGTGTTGACAACTAATAAAAGTGTTAGTATACTGTTTTCGTAAGCTAAAATATTAGCTAAAAAGACTTGATAACTAATAAACACTTCACGGTCGGCAAACTCTGAAATGTAAATTACTAGGCATTTCTGTGTCTTATTTAGCTATGTCTATATACTAATAAAAATATTAGTTATTGTCAACGAATATTAGCTAATTTTTTAGCTTACAGATTATTTTTTTAGAAAGGAGCTATTTTTATGTCTGAGAATTTAGACTTAAAAATTCGAGCGGAGATGAGAAAAAGAAGAATGACTTTCAAAGAACTAGCTGCGCTTATCGGTATTTCAGGAGCTTATTTATCAGATATTCTAAACGGCAATCGTGATGGAAAGAAAGCACAACAGCATATCGAAACAGTGAAAAAAATATTGGACATCCGATAGGGGGGTAGGCGATGACAAAACTAAAAAAACAAGATTTTGTAAAAAAATACAATTATTCTCCATCTACTTATCAACGTCGAATGTCGGAACTAAAAAATACAGCAATTTTCTCAGCGGCGTATGAACGGGTCACAGGACAAGAAGTTTGGATCAATACAGAATTATACGATAAATTTTTGTCTTTCAAATCCTATAACAGGTTACGCACAAGAAAGGTAACACCTAAAGAATTTATCGAGAAGCATTTAGTTGATTTATAAAAAACAGAACATTTTGAGAGGTGAAGGTTAATGGGTAAATTCAACAGAGCATTGGTATTCAGCGCACCGCTAATCATCTACGCTTTAGGACTTTGGGGAAGCAGGCAAGCGTTGATAGGAACGATTGTTTACATGGTTTGGATTTTTATGGGGCTTGATGAAGCTGAAGCTGAGTACAGAGCGAAAAAGCCAACCGAGGGGGCTGACTAAAAATGAATAGAAAAGAGAAACTAGAATGTATATTACTATTACTCAGTTTAATTCTTTCACTAATTTCTCTATTGGGAAGTTTGTATTTTTGATATCAACAATTTTGTGGATTTGGGTTCTATTTAGAGTAAATATCATTTTTGTTTGGTGATTAAGGAGTTTATTAAAATTAATTTTCCCTACTTCAAATGCAAGGTAACAAGATATAGCACTTTTAGGAGGAATATTTAGCGGTACAGCTTCAGAGTATATTCTATTATCATCGACTGATCCTCCTTTAGCAATTAATTTCTTAAATGGAGTAGCTGACCATCTGCGGTTTAAGTTAGCGGATGAAAGTTCTAAATTAACTAACATAGCTGGTTCTGTTGAATAGTTAGAAATGATTACTTTTGTATAAATCATATCTGCAGCGAAGTAAGAAGCATTAAGTTCAACTTCTAGTTGAGGGCGCATTCCTTTTATTTTTATCCCTGTTAAAAACGTACTCAATATAAAACTTATTATTGACATCCATTGAAAAATTGTTAAGTGAAAAAAATTCAAAATAAACACCACCAGTTTTTAACTAAATTATACCAAAAAGGAGAGAAGAAATAATGCAAGAATTAGTAATTTTGAAAAATAAAGAAGCTGTGACTACGAGCTTACAAGTGGCAGAAAGCTTCGAGAAAAAACATCAACATGTTTTAAGAGATATTGATGCACTAAAAAAAGATGTGTCCAATTTTGGACAGATGTTTGTAGAAGGTAATGAACCAGATTCATATGGCAGAAATCGACGAGTTTTCTTCATTAGTAGAGATGGATTTTTCTTGCTGGCTATGGGGTTTACAGGAAAGAAAGCTATCTACTTCAAACAAAAATACATTGAAGCATTCAACGAAATGGAAGATGTTATTCGCAAGAATACTGTTCCTCAAACAATTGAAGATATGATGATCTATCAATTAGAAGAAATGAAAGATGTTAAAAAAGATGTTTCCATGCTTAAAGATACTATGCGAATTAGCGGACAACAAGAGTTTGAAATTAAGCAAAAAGGAAATATGAAAGTTATGGGAGTTCTAGGGGGAAAAGAAAGCCGAGCTTATGAAGAAATCAGCAAAAAAGTATTCTCAAAATTTTGGTCTGAATTTAAACGTACCTTTTCAATCCCAAGATATGGCGAGTTACCTCGTAAGAGATTCGATGATGCTGTTTCATTTATTGAAATGTGGTTGCCAGAAACTGCGATCCGTATGGAAATTGATCAACTGAACAGACAACAGAGACTTTTTGGTGATGACAATGAATAGAGCTGAAGCGCTAAGAATAGGGACGGCAATTGCTAATTGCTGGTGGAAATACTATAAACCAATCATCCTAAGCCAACAACATATTGACAAGCAAAAAGCATGGCAACAAATAAAAAAGTGACTCCGCCGGCAAGCAAAGAGTCACAAAGAAAACACATCATAAGGAGATTTTAGCATATGGAAAAAGAACTTTCCACTCTAGATCAATATTTGATTGATCCTGATTGGGGCAAGCCGAAAATTGAGGAAACAAGTGGTCGAAAAATCAGACGAAATCTTTTGACGAATGAAGAACTAGCTTGGGATCAAGATGATTTAGGCAACCATGTAACTATTTGGGATCATGTTTATCTTATCCATCTATCGAAGCATTCGAATAAACCTGAATATATTTACGTCATCGAAGATGGCTTGATTGATGCGCTAGAAGAGTACGACAGAGATAACTTGATTGATATCTCTTATTACGGACCAGGTAAGAAATACATTGCTGAAATGGAGGCAGAATTTGATGAGTGAAATCAAAGGGACAACGAACTTTGAAAAACTTTTTAGTCGTAAGTTAAATAAAATTCTCAAGAAAAAAGGAAATTTTGATTATTTATCTTGGGCTCACGCGTGGGAGATTATGAAAAAGAATGATCCACAGGCAACGGTAACTATTAATGAGTACAAACACTACAGGGTTGTTTCTGGAACTCATCAAGACTTTCTTGTTGAGGAATATAAACCTTTTCTTATGGATGAAACTGGGACTTATGTATCTGTCTCAGTAACGGTTAAAGGACACACGGAAACCGAATTATTTCCTGTTTTAGATTATCGAAACCAACCAGTTGTTAAACCAAATGCAATGCAAATCAATAACTCATTGAAGCGATGCTTTGTGAAAGCATTGGCTCTACACGGACTGGGATTATATGTATTTCAAGGGGAAGATATTCCAACACCACCTAGAATCGATACAAAGAAATTAAACATGCTAGAGACGATTCTAGAAGCTTTCAATGAGCAGATGGGTAAAGATATGACCAAAACCTTAATCGAATATGTTAATGAGCAGACAGATAAATTAGGGCTCTTAGCTGATAACGTTGAAACTATTGAACAGTTAAGCTATGAGCAATGTGCCTTGATGGAGCGAGCAATAGCAGCTAAGAGAAAAGAATTAGATAAGAAGTGATATGAGTGTTTAAACCATTAATCGATTCATATTCAGCGGTTCTGAAAAAGTTCAAAGGAAAAGACATAAGCGCAACCATCAATGAGGAAGTGAACATTGATCGACTAAAGACGATGTATGACGGCTACGATGGTGATCGAGTCATTGAAATTCGTTTTATTGATCCTAGACGTTTCACCGTACAGCAACGAAACTTCATCTATGCGCTGATAGGCGATATTTTTATCGATACAGGCATGCCAACGGACTTCTGGAAGGAATTCTTCTACTTCCGTTTTGAAGGTGTCACAGGGCGCAAAATAAGCCTCAAAGATGAATCGAATACGACTGTGAGTGATGCTAATGTCTTAGCAAATATCATCTTAGATTTCATCTTTGAACATCATATTCCTTTCAAAGAAGGCTATGAGATTTTACCAGCGAATCAAGAATATTACTTCTACAAATGCATTACAAAAAGAGTTTGTTGCATCTGTGGCAAAACAGGAGCTGACATCGATCACTTTGACAAAGCGCTAGGAAGACGAAAGCGAAAAGAAGTTGATCATTCAGAGTACACATTTGCAGCACTCTGCAGAATCCATCACACGGAGAAGCACAAAATAGGTGTGATCAATTTTAAAAATAAATATCAAATCAAAGGAATCAAGTTAAGTCATGAAACGATTAAAAAGTTAAGGATAGGAGGATAAATTTGGCTGAGATAAGTTGGATCAAACTTAAAACTACTATGTTTGACGATGAAAAAATACGGTTAATCCAAGCTGTTCCTGAGTCGGATGCCATCATCGTTATATGGATTCGATTACTAGTTTTAGCAGGAAAGACTAACGACGATGGTCTGATATATATCCAGAGGAACATGCCTTATACCGAAGAAATGCTTGCTACATTGTTTGGCAAAAACGTAAATACGGTTCGCTTAGCGCTAACTACATTGGCAAATTTCAACATGATTGATCTAAGCAGTGATGGACTAATTGCCATCAGTAATTGGGAAAAACATCAAAATATCGAGGGTATGGATAAAGTAAGGCTAAAAAATGCTGAAAGAAACCGTAAATACAGGGAAAGAAAGAGACAGGAACGTCTCAAATTGGAAAATGACGTTAGCGTGACGTCACGTGACGGTACAGATAAAGATATAGAAGAAGATAAAGATATAGATAAAGAAGAAAAGAAAGGTAAGTATTCTGACGAACACTTACGCCTTGCTAAAAAAATGCAAAGGAATTTAACTGAAGATTTTCCAAAAGAAATGAACAAAGTAGATATCGAAAAATGGGCAGACACAATCAGGTTGATGGAAGAAAGAGATAAAGCATCTATAGAAGCGATTGAGTATGTGATCAATTGGCTACCTACAAATGAATTTTGGTTTGGAAATATTAGAAGTGCTAAGAAATTGAGAGAAAAATTTGAGAAGCTCAAATTCGAAATCAAAGCAGACAAGAAGAATCATAAAAAGCAAAGTCAAAAACTACAGTACAGCAATCCTAGTGAATATGACGACTTGCCAATTTAAAAGGAGATGCATCACATGGAAAGCCTAGCAAATGCTATGGAGAAGCTAATAAGAAGAGTATTAGTGCAAAGCGGAAAATGTCCAGAATGTAGCGAACCTTTGTATAGTTGGCGAGCTAAAAATAAGGATGGTTCAGAACGTTGTAAACCAACATGTATGAGTTGTGGTTATAAAGCGTTACGTGTGAAAGAGGATATACAGACCGAACGGATATATAACGACAGCTTAAAAGCACGAGCATTGAGTTTTTTTCAAAATGGTTCGGTATTAACAGATAAAACTTTGTTTAAATGCAAAATGGAGAATTATCACGTAGTGGACCAAGAAACGAAAATTGCTTTAGAAAGAGCTAAAAGCTATGTAAATGATGTCCTACTGAACCATCCTGCACATTTCATTCTATCAGGGAAATCAGGAAGCGGAAAAAGCCACTTATCAATGGCGACAGCTTGGGAAATACTTGAGCGCTCAAATTATGACAAGAAAATACTTTTTATAAGCTATCAAGAGTTATTAGAGCAAATAAAGTTTTCTTATAACAATGCTGAACTGAGAAAAGAAATTGAAGGATCGCTTATAGCCGATATCAAAACAACTGATTTGGTGGTTTTTGACGATATTGGAGCTGAATTAGGTAGCGGGGTATCAAATAGTAGGCAATTTACAAACAACACGTTAAACACGCTCTTAGAAGCCAGACAGAACAAGGCAACGATCATCACAACAAACTTATCTGGTCCTGAACTAAGAGAAGCCTACGGTGAAAGAATTGTTTCTAGGATATTTAAGAATTCAGAAGGTTATGCGCTGAAATTCCAACAAACAGCAGACAAGCGCATAAAACCAGTGAAAGGTAGTATCGCATGAATAAATACCGTAATAAAAAAACTGTTCATCGAGGTATCAAGTTTGATTCTATCGCAGAAGCAGAGTATTACGATCTAGCCTTGTGGCAAGCTGAAGCGAACGGCTGGAAAGTAAAACTTCAGGAAAGATTTGAGCTGATGCCGAAATTTGAACTAGACGGAAAGAAGTATCGCAAGATCGAGTATATTCCCGACTTCACATTTTATAAAAACGGCAAACTAGTCAAAGTCGTAGATGTTAAAGGGATGCAGACAAAAGATTTCAAAATCAAAGCGAAACTCTTCTGCAGTCAATATCGAGTACCACTGATCTTAGCGAAGAAATATCGGAATACGTTCAAGGAAGAACGGTTTTAACGAGGTGATCCATCATGACAACAGAAGAAGTGATTCAAATGCGTATTCGAAGCCTTCAGCGTGAGATTGACGATCTGTAACGGACAAAGGCAGTGATGGTCAATGAAACGGCGAGGAAGGCAATCGATTTGCACATAGAAAATTTAAGAAGGAAAATCCATCGATTGGAGGAATGAGCGTGGATAAGAAAGCAGCAATGAAACGAATCATCGAACTGACACATTCTGAGAATTGGCAAGAAGACAAAGAAATAGTTGCAGAAGTCCAAAAGCTCGGTAAATCAATGTGGGCTGAAAAGCCTAAACGGAAAACGCCGAGAAAAATTGCAATCTGGCATGGTGATCGAATTCTAGTAACAGGTACTGCTGAACAGTTATCTGAAATTACTGGATTAAGCAAAAACATTATCTGGGATAGAGCTAGGAGCTTATGGATTGATTCAAAAGGACGACAGTTTAGGTATGTGGAGGAGAAATAATGAACGAACTAATCACAAAAGTAGAGCAGTGGGCTAAAGACAAGGGACTGGATCAAGCGGATCCAAAAGCACAATTTTTGAAAGTAGCTGAGGAATTCGGAGAAATTGCATCGGCAATGGCAAGAAGTAATGATGAGCTATTTAAAGATAGCGTAGGAGACGTTATCGTCACGCTGATTATTCTTTCCATGCAAAAAGGGGCAAACATACAAGAGTGTTTAGAAATGGCGTATAACGAAATCAAAGGACGCACAGGAAAAATGGTAGATGGTGTATTCGTGAAGTCGAGTGATTTGGAGGACAGCGAATGATGATGCCAAAAGAAATCTATTCAGATGCATTAAGAGGTGCTAGAAATCAATTGAAAATGGCAAAAAGAGCATACGAAATTCGGCCCACAATCGAAAATGAACGCAGAGTAAAAGCAATTCGCCGTAGATGTTCAATTTACGGCGAGTTACAGAAGGAGGACAGCAAATGATACCGAGATTTCGAGCTTGGGATAAACGAAAGAACGTAATGAGAGATGTAGCCGTCTTGCATTTTACTAAAAACGGCAAAACAAACTTTATTGAATATTGGATAAATCCTACCGAATTGAAATCATATCACGTGCGAAACATCGAGCTCATGCAATCAACAGGGCTGAAAGATAAGAATGGCATTGAGATTTTCGAGTGGGATATTGTATCAGTCAGCGTGCGAAATGGATTCGATTATTTAGATAATAAAGTTTGTGTTGTCAAAAATTCAATAGGACATTCGGGATTAGTGTGTGCCACTGTTGATGAAGATTTAGAGTATCAAATTTTTAACACAGAGCTGTTTGAAGAATACACGTATGAAGTCATCGGAAATATTTGGGAGAATAGCGAGTTATTGGAGGAACAGTGATGAATAAACAGGAATTGATTGATGAATTAGCTAAATATGTAAAGCGTTATGAGAACGTTATGGATGAGCATGGCCAAGGAAGGTACGGCGCTTATGAAGTATCTTTAAAGTTGGTGAAAAGACTAAATGAATCAAAAATTACGGACGAACAAGCTTGGAATAAGGTAGCTGAGGCTTATCCTGAATCGGCACAAAGCTTGAGAAACACTTTAGATAATGCTGTATTTGGTAAGACTGGTGAACCGCAGAAGCACGTTATGCCGAAGTTTGTGGCGGAGTGGATAGAATACGCTAAAAAGAAAGGTGATAGTCTAGCTATTTCATTCAAGCCGTGGAACCTCTATGGTGTTGAGTATAGCAAGGCTGATAGATGGATTGGAGATAATCAAGAAACGTTTGCTCGTGCTTGGCTAGACGGCTACGAGGTCGAGAAAGAGCCGTTGTATTATGTCCCGCTACCATATGAAGTTTGGGATGAAGAGGCAGCGGAGCTTAAAACAGAGTATTTGTATCTACATTATGAGATCACAAGTGATGAAACTAGAATATTTCCTACAAAAGAACCTAGAAAAGGTTTTGTCGCAAAATTAGATGAACTTACGATTAAATCAGCAGATGAAAACTACTGGCCGTTTGCTGTACCAGTGGAAGAGGTGGTAGAAGGATGAAAAAATTGCACCAACTCATATCTGAGAAAGAAAGCGAACTCCAAAATTTAGAAGATAGTTTGGGATTGGGGTTTCCAATTGTTGAGCAAGTTAAAATGGTTCAAATCAGTCATCTACAACTTGAATTGGAAGATTTAAGACAAATAGAAGATCCGTATCAACTCAACGATAACCAGCAAATCGTGTTGGAGTGGTTGAAACTAACTGCGTCAACAGGAAAGCCAATGCAAGTTGTATTTTGGATGATGAATAATGCAGCATGGGGGCATTTAGACGAATTGAGGGATCCTTTGATGGAATTAACTGACAAACAGCAATTCGAAGTCCTAACAGCATTCGCTCAATGGGGATTAGAACAGGAGGAAAAAGAATGAAACTAAAAGACGGATTTTACGCTAGTAGCCACGGTATCGGCGGTTTAATGCTAGACATGCCGACAAAGAACCCTAAAACACGTAAGAAGCCAAAAGTCAAAGTCGGTGACATGGTTCGCTGTGAAGCAGAAGGATTCATCTATCCATTTCGTGGATATGTAGAACACGTCTATAATCACTCAGCGATCATTCGCATTGAAAACACGATGGAATGCGACAAGTTATTAGCGAAAAGCAAAGATAATTTAGCAGTGGTGAGATTGGTGGATATGGAGGTTATAAACAATGAAATTTAAAATCTTTGAAGAGGACACTCGCTATAAATTAGAAAAAAAATTAAATGAATTTGCAAAGAATAATGAAATTCAGCATATATCTTTAACGGCTTCTAAGTCAGGTTATACAACTTACTATGCAGCTGTTGTGAGCTACGTAATTCAATAAAAGGAACTCGGCAAATAAAAAAGCCGGATCACTCCGACTGATGTAATAAATCCGACAAGTTTATTATATCACATAAAGGAGCGGTTTGACTTGATGCAATTGTTACGAGAGGTAGATTTCAAACAGACAAGATGTAATGCGAGAGATGTGCTGAAGAACTTTCGGCGCTTGGAGCGGATGGCAGGTCGCTCTTTGATAGATATTAAGTCGCCGATTATTACGGATATGCCGAAGGCACCGAAGCACGGCAATAAGGCAGAAGACGCGATCATTCAGATGATGGATATAGAAGCGGAGAGAGACGCGATTTTAGCGGCTTTGATGGCGCTTAGTCTGATTAGCCGTCAGATACTCTACTACAGCTTCTGTGACGTAAACAAGCACTCTAATTATGAAATAGGGCAATTGATACGAGGATACGGAGAGAAGAATGTAGAGAAGCTGAAATCCATCGCATTGATCGAATTTGCTGAAGCATACAAAAAAGGCGTGTTAGTTCAGTATCGTTAATTTTGTAGGGTTTTTGTAGGGATAGTGTAGGGTTTTTGAGCGGTTTAACGTGATATTATGATAGTGTCGAAAGATTAGTGATAGGTCTAAGACAAAATAATAATAAAAGGAACATCGTTTTATTATTGTTTCACAATTAAGCTTCGATAGACAGCAGCGGAAATATTAAGAATAAGGATGTGAATTTTAACTCCTTCTAAATTGTTCTTATTATCTATCATCAGTTGCTGTCTATTGTCATTATGTCACTGTGGTGGAAAGGTGTATCGCTCATCTAAAATTTAGGTGCAAACTGCAAGGTTCGATTCCTTGCCAGTGACTTTGGTAACCGAGGCATCGGCGGTTTAACAGAATTAGGCAGAAGTCGCCCATCCTCTATAGGTGGGTGATGAATGCCGTTCGGTATGAGGGTTACCGTTGGTAACTCGAAGACCGACAACTAAGGCGTATTGCCTTTTTATTTTGTTCCATGTTACAATCAGTCTATACAAGAAATGAGTTGATATAACATGGAATTAGATACAAATAATCATTCAGTATTTCTTCTTTATTACCACCTTGTTTTAGTAACGAAATATCGTAGACAAGTGATTGATGATGAAATATCTGATTATGCCAAAACTACTTTTGAAAGAATTTCAGAATCGTATCACATTACTTTAGTGGAGTGGAATCATGATAAAGACCACGTTCATATTATGTTCAAAGCTCAACCTAAAACAGAATTGACAAAATTCATCAATGCCTATAAAAGTGCCAGCTCAAGATTGATAAAACGTGACTTTCCAAGAGTCAAACAATTTCTTTGGAAAGAAATGTTCTGGTCTAAAAGTTTTTGTCTTCTGACAACTGGTGGCGCACCAATTGATGTGATTAAGAAGTATATCCAAAATCAAGGAAACAATCATAAATAGAAAGTAGGTGAACTTTATGGAACAACTAAAAGCATACAAATTCAGAATCTATCCAACAGAGGAACAAGAAATCTTCTTTGCCAAATCTTTTGGTTGTGTCCGTAAGGTCTACAATCTAATGCTTGATGACCGAAAAAAGGCGTATGAAGAAGTTAAAAATGATTCTTCTAAAAAAATGACTTTTCCGACACCAGCTAAATACAAGAAAGAATTTCCGTTTTTGAAAGAAATTGATAGCCTTGCTTTAGCCAATGCCCAACTTAATTTAGATAAAGCATACAAGAATTTTTTTCGGGATAAATCCGTTGGATTTCCACGTTTCAAAAGTAAGAAAAATCCTGTTCAGAGTTATACAACGAATAATCAAAATGGTACAGTTGCTTTGATTGATAGTAAATTCATCAAAGTTCCTAAATTGAAGTCATTAGTAAGAATTAAGCTTCATAGACAACCAAAAGGGATTATCAAATCCGCTACAATATCACGTCATTCTAGCGGTAAATACTATATTTCTTTGTTGTGTAAAGAAGAAATTATCGAATTACCTAAAACTAATTCCACAATTGGTATTGACTTAGGTATTATGGACTTTGCGATTCTTTCTGATGGACAAAAAATTGATAATAATAAATTCACGTCCAAAATGGAAAAGAAACTAAAGCGTGAACAACGCAAATTGTCTAGGCGTGCTTTATTGGCTAAAAATAAAGGTACCAATCTATTTGAAGCTAAAAATTATCAAAAACAAAAACGCAAAGTAGCTAGATTGCATGAAAAAGTAATGAATCAACGTACTGATTTTCTGAATAAGTTGAGTACAGAAATGATCAAAAATCACGATATTATCTGTATTGAAGACTTAAACACAAAAGGTATGTTGCGAAATCATAAATTAGCTAAAAGTATTTCTGATGTTTCTTGGTCAAAGTTTGTGACTAAATTACAATACAAGGCTGACTGGTATGGACGAAAAATCATCAAAGTAGATAAATGGTTTCCGTCTAGTCAGATTTGTTCAGAGTGCGGACATAAAGATGGCAAGAAATCTCTTGAAATTCGAGAATGGACTTGTCCTGTTTGTCATACTCATCATGATCGTGATATCAATGCTAGTATCAATATTCTGACCGAAGGTCTAAGACTACATTCTATGGGATTGGCTTAGATCCAATCATCAAGAACCGTAGGAACTACGGGGATAGCTTGGTAAATAAGAGACACCGCTGTTAGTAAAGAAATACGCTATCAAGTATGCTCTATTCCCAAGAAGCTCCCACTTCAAGCGTTAAGAACCGTCAGGTTTAGCTAAGTGGTGAGTAGTTCACCAATACATCAACAGCTGGTTATGCGCTTGCGGAGGTACAAAATGAATCATGAGAAGTTTATCGAAAAATGCAAGGCTATTGTACGTGAAAGAATTGAAAATGAGATTGCTGACCTAAGTGGAGCAGTGCCTGAGTTTAGTATTTTCATAGTCTGGTCATGCAAAACACTGCAAAATAGCAAAGCATTAGTCAGCGCTAGCTTAAAAGGAGCACCGTATTTTGAAATTACGTTGAACGGGGACAAAGGTGAAATCTATGTAGATACTTATCTCAAAAAATCAAATGAATGTATCAAAGTCTAGCAGGTGCTAGGCTTTTTCTTTACATAAAGGAGGCTGCATAATGAGAAACTACTGGTATGTATCACTAACTAATGAATATCCTCGAACCATTGGTGATTGTTCAGTGCGTGTTGTGCGTTCTGTACAAATCAAAGGGAAGTACTCTATTGTCGAAATGCTAAGAGAAGCTACACCAAACGAAGTGGATAAATGCAAGCTGATATATTGCGGTCATGGCTATTGGAAAGACGAGTATATCCAATACAACATTGAGAGGTACATCAAATGAATGATAACTATGATTACATCAAGTTGTTAGCAAGTAATTATTAGATGTTTTTAGGAGGAAAACTATGAAATTAAAAGATTATATCAGAGAAGGGTATAACGTTGTAACTGCACCCAATCTAGCTTACAAAATTCAAGAAGATTATCCCAATGCTTTAGTGTTTACTGATAGAGCTTTAGATGCCATTCCTATAGGGAAGTTATTAGTAGATCGTTTTTATAGCAATAATCCAGCTGTTCTTAGTGCTAAGCCACTTCAAAACGCTTATGCTATTGAACGCTTTACTTGCGAGTTTACTGGATATGAGACGGTAGTACCAATGACAGGTGAGACAGGAAGAAAAGTAATTCAACAGATCAAAAAGAGGATTGCTGAATTGACGTTAGATGATGGAAGTAATACGAACCTTCTAGAAATCAAACTAAGAGATACTGACTCAGTACCAGAAGTTTATTATAAAGGTCAACGAATGGATGAGATGCCGATAGGTCTTGTCGATATTACTTATCATTGGGATACGGAAGAATATGAATGCCAAGTACCAAAAGGAGCTAACGACATCACTATTGAATATTATGATTCACATAATAACAAGTACTTAGATAGAAAAATCATTGGGCACAAGAGAGATATGTAAATGATTGATGTTTCAAGTAAACAAGCAAGAGCTAGGTTCTATGGATCAACTGAGTGGAGGAAACTTAGAAGTCAATGCTTAGAGCGAGATCATTATGAGTGCCAATGGTGTAAAGCAGAGGGTAGACTAACAACTCAACATGATTCAATTCTTGAAGTGGATCATATAAAGGAGCTGGAGTATCATCCGGATTTAGCTCTAGATATAAACAACCTAAGAACCTTATGCAAAGATTGCCATAACAAAAGGCACAACCGTATGAAATATCGTGGCCAACAAAAGAAAAGAAAGTGGGATGATGAATGGTGGTAAGAAAAACAGCAAACAGAGATGATGTCAAACGAGCAGAAGCAATCGCTATGGTTGATAAGGCTATTGATAAGTTGGTTCTATTTAAGAGTCAGCTCATTGAAGGAACAACAACTGTAGAGGATATATCTATCAACAATAGACTAATAGGTAACGCTAATGAAGTAACAGGGACATTTAATATTAATGTAGACATTGATTATACCTTGAGTCCATTTGCACATATTGTAGAAAGCAACGAGCAAGACGGCTGATAAATCAGTATAAAGCGAAGATATATAGAGTGAAATACCCCCGGTCAAAAGATTTTGAGAAGAAATAAAATTTTTGGGAACCGGTGGATGGGGTCAACTCTGCAAATAAATGATGCTATTTTCACACGACCCCCTCCCCACGTAGAAAGGAAGTGAGTTGATGGCTGATCTGCAAGAGAGAAATAGGCTTGTTTCTGCTGAAGAAAGGCGTCTAAATAAATTGTTTAAGGATATTGATAAGGATAAAAAGAAGGTCGTTTCTGGTTTGATTACGCAAGCGGCACGCTTAAAAATTCTTCTTGATGAAATGTGGATTGATATTTCCGAAAAAGGTGATTATGAGCTTTTCTCTCAGTCAGAAAATCAAAAACCTTACGAGCGGGAACGACCAGTTGCTAAACAGTATAATTCGAGAGACCAAGCATATCAACGTGTAATTAAGCAACTTACTGACTATTTGCCAGAAGAAAAGCGCGAACCTACAAAAAATGCAGCGCTAGATGGTAGTGATTTGCTGTGACAACATTAAAGCCATTCTATTTTGATGAATACGTAGATTTATACGAAAAAGGGGTAATCCCTTTTAATAAAGAAAGAATTCAGTTAATTACTTATTTAAAAAACGAAGTGCTAGTTCGGGATGATATCTATTTTGATGAAGAAATGATTCAAAAGTTTATCAAGTACACTGAAAAAAATTTTTTTCCTTTAGCTAAATATCAAAAATTTATCACACCTTTCATTTTCTGCTATCAAAAAGAGGACGACGAGGTGTTTTTTGATGAAATTCTAAATAGTATTGCGCGAGGCGGCGGGAAAAATGGGTTCATGTCAGCAAGAGACTCATTTTTTATTAGCCCTCTCTACGGTGTCAGAAATTATGATGTAACGATTACAGCGAATTCTGAGAAGCAGGGAAAGGTATCTTTTAAAGAAGTTTATGAAATGGTACAAATGCGCAAACTGGAAAAACAATTTTATTTGACTAAGATGGCTATAGTCAACAATGTAACTAATTCGATTTTTAGTTATAGGACAAACAATCCTAAGACTATGGATAGTGCAAGAGATGGCTGCTTAGAATTTGATGAAATCCATCAGTTTGAATCTTCAGACCTAGTTGATATTCAGCGTAGTGGGCTAGGGAAAATAAAACATCCTCGAACTTTTTATAATGGTACAAATGGTCATGTTAGAGAAGGTTTTTATGACAAAATGTTGGAACGAGCACAAAAGATTTTTAGTGGAGAGAACAAGAATGATCGCTTGTTTCCCTTTATTTGTAAACTGGATAACATTGATGAAATGGATAATCCTAAAATGTGGTCAAAGGCTAATCCAATGTTCGAAGAAGATTCAGCATATTCAAAACGTCTGTTTTCTACAGTGATGAAAGAATATAAAAAACTAGAAGATGAGCCATCAGGTAGGCGTGAATTTGTTGTTAAACGAATGAATTTTACAGAAGGTGATGCAGAATCAGATATTACGACTCATGAAAAATTAATGGCTACTAAACAAGAATTGCCAAATTTGAATGGTCGTTCTTGTGTGGCTGGATTTGATTATGCAAGTATTCGTGATTTTGCAACAGTGGGTTTGCTTTTTAAAATTGATGATAAATTTATCTGGCAGCAACATAGTTTTGCTAGGAAAAAGTTTCTAGATACATTCAAACTGAAAGCGCCTATTAAGGATTGGGAGAAAAAAGGTTTAGTGACAATCGTTGATGAGCCATCAATTGATCCTCGTCATTTAATTGATTGGTTAAATGAAAAAAGAAAAATCCATCAAATAGAAATCGTTTGTGCCGACGGATTTCGTATGGATTTGCTGAAACCTCTTCTAGAGAAAGAATCATATAATTTTGAGTTTATCAGAAATATAAGAGGTGTGCAGTCAAAAGTTGCTCCTATTATTGAAGATGGTTTTGCAAATGAACGGTTTATTTTTGGTGATGATCCTATGATGCGTTGGTATACAAATAATTCGTTTATCAAAGAAGACAAATTAGGGAATAAAACATTTTTGAAAAAAGAGCCAGTAAGGCGTAAAACAGATGGGTTTCATGCTTTTTTGGCAGCTTTATATAAACGAGAAGAAATAACTGATATGGATTATGAGGAAGCATTTGATATGTTGGATGAGATTGAATTTTAAGGTATACTCCTTATTGAAAGGGGTAGTTATAGAAGTGAAAAAGAGATATTTTCTATTTGTTACAATATTTATAATAATAGCAATTTGTGTTTTGACAGTATTTTTACCACAAATTACTGAGTATTTAAATTATCGGATATTTACCACAAAAGTAGATGATAGCGTTACTAGTTTAAGTAGGCTAGAATTTATAAAAATATGTGCATCTGTGTTTGGTCCTATTTTGACTGTAATGGTATTTGTGAATACTTTAAATATGCAGAAAAAAACAGAGCAAAAGCAAAATGAGCTTGAAGTAAAGCAAGCTAAGGCTGAGAACGAGAGAGCAAAAAAAGAGCTGTTAACACAGATAGATCGTGAGTTCTATTTTTTATTAAATATGTTTATTGAAATACAAAAAGATCAAAATGCCAAACAAGCTGTTATTGCTTTACAGAAGTTGGCAATTTTTAACGAAAAGGGTTTTAATCAAGACTATGCATTTACTTCTAAAGATTTATCAGATAGTGAAATTGGGAGTACAATTGAACAATCAGGACCGCTGAAGGGCACAGTTGAATATATAAAATTTGAAACATTTGATGTAAGCAAGTCGATGGGGAATTATCAAACAAAAACAAAAGACGTTGCTACAAGTTTACACGATCAGAAAGTAGCTATATTGAATGAACAATATGAAAAGATGCAAATATATCTTGGACGGTACTTCAAAATGTTTCACCGAATAGTTAAAACATTAAATGAGTATTATGACGATTATAATGATTTTGATGTGAAGAGGTATACAAAATATATAGGGACATTAAGAACACAAATTTCTCCAGCTGAATTCCAAGTGATTTTATTCAATTCTCTATATATAAAACGAGGTTTTGGCTTAGGAATTCAACTTATTGGAAGTGGTTTTTTTGGAGATGATTTTGATTTTGAAACTAATCAACATTTTGAAACAAGTATCAATGAACAGTGGTTTCTATCACTATCAACTGTTGACAGTGATAACTCTATAAAGCGACAAAAATTATCTGAATATATTAAAGAATTAGGATCCGTAGAATATAAAAAAATAGCTAATTTTGAAAGTTTATATAAACTCTTTAATGAAACTAAGCTCTAGAAATAGGGCTTTTTTATTTTTCTTTGAAAGGTGGTGAAAACATGTGAGCTTATTTGATATCTTTAAGCAGTCAATAAGAAATGAAGAGCCTTCTGAGTGGATACCGGATTTTGTATATGGAGAGGAAGTATCTGCTCGGGCATACCTCAAAATTATGGCAAAAAATACTGTTTTAGATTTTGTTGCAAGAACTATGTCAACGTTAGAAGTTAAGTTTAAAAATAAAGATGGGACATCAGACTGGGATTATATTCTAAATGTTCGACCTAATTCTGATATGTCAGCAGCTACATTTTGGCAAAAATTTTTTTATCGGCTCTTAGATGACAACGAAGTGTTAGTAATATTTACAGATGATAATCAATTGCTGATTGCTGATGATTTTAGTCGAACGGAGTATGCCGTGTATGATGATGTTTTTACAAATGTGATGGTAAAAAATTTTGTCTTTGAACGTTCATGGAACATGTCTGACGTCATTTATATGGAATATAATAACGAAGAATTAGAAAGGTTTACACGAGGTTTATTTGAAGATTACGCCGCGTTGTTCGGACGGATTCTAGAAGTTGCAATGCGTAACAACCAAATTCGTGGGTCTGTATCCATTGATTCAACGGGAACGGCGAATGATGAAAAAGGAAAAGATGGTAAGACTAGATCTCAAAGATTACAAGAATATATTGATAGGATTTGGAACTCTTTTAAAACTAACTCAGTTGCAATTGTTCCCAAAGTGAAAGGCTTTGAGTATGAGGAATACACCAATAAACAAGGCGTATCGAATCAATCGCTAGATGAACTGAATAAGATGAAGTCGTCTTTAATTGATGATGTTGCCAACGCCATAGGAGTACCTACGGCGCTTATTTATGGTGAAAAAGCTGAACTGGATTCAAATATTAAAGCTTTTCGTAAATTGTGTATTGCTCCACTAGTTAAAAAACTTCAAGACGAATTGGTGGCAAAAATAATTAGTCGTCAAGAGTACAAAAACGGGGAACGTATAGAAGTTAAAAAAGTTCTCCAAAAAGATCTATTAGAGTATGCTACTCAAATTGATAAAATAACATCTGGTGGTGCGTTTTATATTGACGAAGTTCGTGATGAAGTTGATTATGATGAGTTGCCAAATAATGAAGGAAAAATTCGTATTCGTACGAAAAACTATGAAGAAACTGTGAAGGGAGGTGAGAACGACAATGCCGAAAGCTAAAAAAGTACCATTTCAGTTTACTAACGAAATTCAGAATGGTAAGCACATTCTCACCTTGAGTGGAAATGTACAGAAAAAATATTGGCGTGATGATGATGTCATAAACGCTAAAGATATTCGTGACTCTCTAGATACTGTAACCGATGATATTGTAATCAAGTTGAACAGCCCAGGCGGTGATGTGTTTGAAGGGATTGAGATTTACAATTATTTAAAAGATCACCCATCAAATATTACTGTAGAAGTTACAGGGCTTGCCGCAAGCGCAGCAACGTTTATTGTCGCTGGTGCCAATGATGTGATTATGAATGTTGGGACTTCTTTGATGATTCATGAAGCTTCTACATTTGCTTGGGGGAATAAACAGGACATCCAAAAAACGTTAAACGCATTGGAAACGATCGATGATTCTATCTTAGCTATTTATTCAGATAAGACTGGCCAATCTGTTGATAAGTTGCGTGAATGGATGAATGAAGAAAAATGGTTTACAGCAGATGAAGCTGTCAAATATGGATTTGCCAATTCTGTGAAGCGTGAAGAACCACAAAATGAACCTCAAAATATTGCAGCGATGATTCAAGATGCTGTTGCCGTTGCAATAGCGAATTTAAAGGAACCTGTTACTAATAAAATCGAACAAGAATCAAAACAAAAATCATTAATCGCACGATTGCGAAAAGGAGAATAAAGATATGTTAAAAATTACAGATAAAACTGCAGATGCAAAAAAGGCATTTAATGCTATTTCTTCGAAAGAAGATGCAACACCCGAACAAATTAATGCTGCTCTAGAAGAATATGTAACCGCCATTGCAGAAGATGCCGGCAAACAGGTGCGTGCTGAATATGAAGAATTGAAAAATGTGACGGACAACCGTGTATTAGAGGCTCGTGGAATTCCTACACTAACAGCAGAAGAAACAAAGTTTTATAATGAAGCCGTAAAATCTGGAGGTTTCGATTCTGACGTAGTTTGGCCAGAAACGATTTTGGAACGTGTTTTTGAAAATCTTCAAAACGATCATCCTATTTTAGGCCTCATTAACTTTACACCAACTGTAGGTCGTGTCAAAGTAATTAGAGCACGTCGTAAAGGTGTTGCTGTTTTTGGACCATTGCATAAAGACCTTGAAGGCCAACTAGATGCTGAATTTGGTGCAACTGAATTTGTTCAACTTGCGTTGACCGCATTTTTCTTAATTTCTAATGATACCTTAGATTTAGGACCACGATGGATTGACCGTTTTATCAATCTTTCTTTAAGTGAAGCAGTACGTGATGTTTGGGCTAAAAAAATTATTACAGGTTCTGGTAAAGATGAGCCAATTGGATTGCTTAAAGATCTAGATGGTGCGGTCACAAGTGGTGTATATCCAGATAAAGCTAGCGCAGGGACATTAACTTTTGCGAAAGAGAAGATTGTTCTTGAACTTGCAGGGGTGATGAAAAAATTATCTAAATACACATACAAAGTAGATGGTGACGATGAAGGTGAAGTGAAATACCGTTCTGTTGCTGGACGAGTGTATCTAATTGTTAATCCTGTTGATTACTGGGATATCGTAGCTAGAGTTACATTTGCAAATTTAAACAATGTGTATGGGACTACGATGCCATTTATCGCTGTTGATCATATCATCGAATCTGTAGACGTACCAGAAAGTAAATGTATTGCATACGTTGATAAAGAGTATGAAGCTACTCAATCAAGAGCTGAAAAAGTCTATGTATATAAAGAAACTTTTGCAATGAAACGCGCAACTTTGTATGCTGTCGACATGCTTGGTAATGGCTATCCAACAAATAATGATGCAGCACAAGTATATGACTTGGACTTTACAGCGGGGGAGTAATGTCCCCTGCAATTGGTGAGATAACACCGACGACTGATGGGGCAGTCATTAATCTTTCGTAAATGGGGTTAGAGTATGAACACTGAAGAATTTATAAAAGAATATAAGGCCCGATTTCGTATTTTCCATACTTCCGAAGATGAGGATATCGGGAAACAGTTAGAGAGCGGGTTTGCCGATATAAAATCTCTAATCGGCAGTTTTGATCCTTCCACTTATGAGAAAGGAAAAGAATTAGTTTATGAACGTACTCGGTATCTACGGAACGAATCACTAGAGTACTTTTACGACAATTTTCAAACAATGATTATGGATGCATCAATTGATCTGGCAGGTGCTGGATATGCCAATTAAATCAAATTATAAGAAGCCTAAAATTGTAGCTGGTGATCTAAATACGCCAGTTACTTTTTTTGAGTTTCAACCTAATAAGGGTCCAGAACCTGGTGATGAAGAAAAAAAGGAACTGTATTTTTGTACAGCACTAGTTTACAACCCATCAATGAAAGATCGTGACATTCTTGGCACAAAAGAAGGCGTTACGATAAAAATACGGGATCCCCATCAATCTTATATTCCTACTAACAAACATAAAGTAAGGATATTAGATTATCGATATGGAGATAAAGTTTGGGAAATAATCGATGTCTCACCGGATTTGGAAGAAAATTCAATTGTAAAGATAGTATTAGAATTAATTACTTAAATTTGGTGATAAATGATGAGTAACGTAAAGTTTGAAGGCGTTCAAGAAACAATCCAAGCTTTAGAAAAAAAGTATGGAGAAAAGAAAACTAAGACATTAACAAAAAAAGCAATCAATGTTGGCGCTGAAAAAGTAGAAAAACAGTTGCAAACGGACATGACCGTTTTTAAAGACAAAGGTTATACGATCGCTGAGGTTGTTCGCAAGAACGCTACGTATAGAGATTACAAGGCAGAAGCTGAAATCGGTTGGAATGGTCCACATCAACGATATAGAATCATTCATTTGAATGAATGGGGATATACACGAAAGGGCAAACAAATTAGACCGAGAGGATTTGGTGTAATAACAAAATCTCTTAAGAATTCCGAGCTGTTGTACTTTGATGCTGTAGGAGAGGAGGTTAAAAAGAGTTTATGAAAGATATGCTTAATATCATTTACGAGGCTCTTTGTTTGAATGAGTATATTCATTCAATGACCTACAACGAGAATACCGAGCAATATCGTATTAAATTTTATGAGCAACCTGAAACCGCCGATAAAACAGGTCCAATGATCACAATTCGTCCTGTAGATACACCTAACGAAGCGTACCACGGAAGTAACAAAGAGCTTTCTGTGGAGCATATGATACAGATTGACGTTGAATCGAAATATAGAGCAACATGCAAGCAGATTCAATATGAGATAAAAAAAGAGATGAAAAAACTAGGCTTTGGCCAAATTTCCGGTCAAGGGTTAGATGAATACTTTACTGAAACAAACCGCTTTGTAGACGCGCGTCGTTACGAAGGAAATACAAAAATTTACGATACCGAATATTAGAAATTAAGACACGAAAATAACGTGTCTTTTTTTATTACCCAAAATTAGGAGGAAAATTTTATGACTTTAGTAGGATTCAAAAAAATGACAATCGGGGTCTTTGACAGCACAGGGAAGATTCCAGCAGCAAATTTATATGTAATTGAAGGTGAACAAAACAAAGGGGCGACTGTATCTGCTGAAATCAGTGGGCTATCAAAAGAACCATCAAAAGTTTACGGATCGAACATCGCTTACTATGTCTCTCAAAAAGGAACAGGCGATGTTTCAGCTACTTTTGGATTGTTAGATTTACCAACAGAAGTAAATGACAAAATTCTTGGTTACAAAACCGATACAAACAAAATCAGCTTCTTGGGAGAAGATACTGAGCCACCATATTGTGCAATTTTGATGGAATCGGAGGATTTGAACGGCGATACAGCAATGCTTGCGATGTTCAAAGGAAAATTCAGTCGTGAATCTATTAATCTTAACACTACGACAAATGAAGCTTTCGAACCAGAAGCAGAAGAATATGTATTTTCAGCGATTGCCAATGATGTTGAAGGTGATGCTAAAGGCCAAACAGTCGCAAAATATGTTGGAGACGAAGAAGCTTCTATTACTGGTTTGAAAGAGATGGTATTTCCTGCAGCGGGGGAGTAACTAGCCCCGTTGTTGGAGCAATCACTCCCACTATTAATGGGGCAACAGTTGAATTAAGTTAGGAGGATAACTATGCCAGATACATTTAAAATCTATAAAAAAAATGGTACTGAATTTACAAAAGTCGCAGAGGGTGAAAGTCCACTTTCTATTACTGGAATTGCAGCAAATACTCAAGTTGCTAAAGGAGATTATCAAGCTACGCGTGTGGTCGGAGGTCAAGAATCAGTAAAAGTAGATATTCCTGCATTCACCACTCTTCCAATTTCAGTTACTGGTGTGACGTTGGATAAAACGACAGCTGAAGTTGAACAAGGCGGAACCTTAAAATTAACTCCTACTGTAACACCAGCAAATGCAACAGACAAAACAGGAAGCTGGAGCAGTTCGAATACAGCTGTAGCTACGGTTACTGGAGGCAACGTTACAGTAAAAACAGACGCTGAAGTTGGCGGAACTACAGAAGTTTCATTTACTACTACGGATGGCGGTAAAGTAGCAAAATGTACTATTACAGTTATTGAAAAAGCAGCGGGCTAGTCTTCGGACTAGCTTTTTTATTTGGAAAATAATGGAGGAATCTAAATGGCAAAAGTAAGAATTGAATTGAAAGAAGAATCAGGAAAGAAAGTCTATGAAAACATAGACACAACAGGGAAAGATTATCGAAAAGCTTTAGAAACAATCAAAAAGCTAAATGAAGACGGAGTAATGATTTGGAATCGTTTAGACATTTATTTGGATTTTGCTGTAGGTATCTTCAGGGATAGCAAATTGACAGCTGAACAAATTCTTGATGGCTTACCATCTGAGAAGGTAATGAGCACATTGGACGACATCCTAGGAGAAGTAATGGGGATTGAAAGTAATCCAGACCCAGACGCAAAAAAGTAACACCCGAAGAAGCAGAAGAAATGTACTTAAACCTATGCAGAGAGTTAGTGAAAGCGGGATGGTCACTATCTGACATAGAAGATAATTCCTTTGAAATGATGATGAAAATTGCGTGCACTTCGCCTAAGAAAGAGAAACAAAAAGAAGTTGATCTTAAAGACTTCTTGAAATCCATGTAGAGAGGAGGTAAACATATGGCAAATGGAAAACCTTTAGGCAATATGATTATCAAACTAGACTTAGACAGTTCAGCTTTTTCAAAAGGTCTAGCCGGAGCTAAAAACGCTGTTAACCATCAAATGAAAGCAATGAAATCACAGATGCAAGTAATGAACTCTTCAGGAAATTCTCTCGGTGCTTTACAAGCAAAATACAATGGTTTAGGCGGAGTTCTACAAGCAAATGAAAAGCAAGTAGAATTGCTCACTAAGGCTTATAAGGATAGTTTTGACTCTAACGGAAACGCTACTGCTTCGACTGCTAAATACGCTAATCAATTGAATCAAGCAACAGCTAGATCAGCAAGTTACGAATCTCAGATGAAAACAACTGTTGGACAGATTGCTCGGATGAAAGTGGAAACGGAAGGGTTTACGGGGAAACTAAAGGCTAATTCTGATGTATTGATTAATTCTGGGAAAAAAATTGAAGCCTTTGGTAAAGGAGTTTCTGGGATAGGATCTGCCCTAACTGTTGGAGTAACAGCTCCAATAGTGGCAGGCGCAACTGCTGTTACTAGTGCAGCTATTTCATGGGAAAGTGCTTTTGCAGGTGTAAAAAAGACAAATGATGAAGTTGTAGACTCGAATGGAAACGTAGTTTATTCCTATAGCGACTTAGAGAAAGGTCTGCGTAATCTTGCCACCCAATTACCTGGTAGCCATCAAGAAATAGCAAATGTAGCCGAAGCAGCCGGGCAATTAGGTATAAAGACTGAAAACGTAGTTAGCTTCACTAAAACGATGATAGACATGGGTGAATCGACTAATATGTCGGCTGAAACTGCGGCAACTTCTTTAGCACGATTTGCTAATATTACCCAAATGTCTCAAAAAGACTTTGATAAATTAGGATCAGTCATTGTTGATCTAGGTAACAATTTTGCTACAACCGAATCAGAAATCACTGAAATGGGATTGCGGTTAGCGGGAGCTGGTAAACAGATTGGAATGAGCCAAGGCGAAATTCTAGGATTTGCTACTGCTCTATCTTCTGTTGGTGTCGAAGCTGAAGCGGGTGGGTCTGCCTTTTCGAAGGTCATGATCCAGATGCAACTAGCTGTAGAAAAAGGATTTGGCGCTTTTGATCAGCTGAAACAGATGGCAGAAGAACAAGGTGTTCCGTGGGTTAATTTAGTAAATGCTGTGAGAGACGGTGGAAAATCGTTAAAAGCAGTATCAGAGCAAATGGGATTCACTTCATCTGATTTAAAGAAAATGTATAAAGAAGCGGACAATTCGAAAAGTTCGCTTGAAAATTTTGCGAATGTGGCAGGTGTTACAAGTGAACAATTCCAGAAGTTGTTCAAGAGTGATCCTTCAGAAGCAATCATCAAGTTCATTCAAGGGCTGAAAGATTCAGAAAAACATGGTACTTCAGCAATCAAAGTTCTGGATGACATGGATATAAAAGAAGTTCGACTACGCGACAGTTTATTGAGAGCTGCAAATGCTAGTGACATATTCAAAGGAGCAATTGAAAAAGGAAACGGCGCGTGGAAACAAAATACAGCTTTAACAAATGAAGCTAATAAAAGATACGAAACAACTGAATCAAAGCTAAAGATATTGAAAAACGAAGTGATTGATACAGCAATCGATCTTGGAGGTCCATTTGTAGACGCGTTGCGTGATGGTCTAAATGTATCGAAACCATTGATAAAAAACTTAGGGAATATGGCGAAAGCTTTCTCAGCTATGAGTGATGATCAACAAAGAAACATTATCAAATGGGTTGGATTAGCAGCAGCAGCTGGTCCAGCGCTGAAGCTTTTAGGAACTGGTACTTCAGTAATAGGTAAAGTTACTTCAACTACTGGAAGATTGACGAAAAGCCTTGTTGATTTAGCAGCGAAAGCAGCAGAAAAGAAGGCTATGGATGCCTTTGCATCGTCGGTAACAACAGCTGGTGCTGCAGCTGCAAAGACAGCAGGAGCTGGAGGTATTGGCGGGTTAGTCCCTATGATGGGAAAAACAGCTAGTGCTGCAAGTACTGCTGCGGGCGCCAGCGGAATAGGCGCAATGACAACGTCACTAGGTTTGTTAGGTCCTGCTCTACTTGGTATTGTTGGCGTTGGTGGCGCACTGGCAGTTGGCTATGGAGCATGGAAATTATTTGGTGAAGAAGCTTGGAATTCCTCGCAAAGAGTAAAGCAATGGGGAACAGATGTCGGTGAGGAGATAGATAGTACTCTTGACGGAGTACAGAAGAATATTGAAGGTGCAAATGGTCAATTCGGTCTTCTCAAAGAGGGTTTTACTGTTGATGATGCAAATAATATGGCGGCTAATTTCGCAACCGCTGGAACATCTTTGGAAACATCTTTAACGGGTAGAATAAAGGCATTAGACGATGCACTAAAAGGGCTACCTCAATCAGTTCAGGATGCCATGAAAGAAGTAGCTGAATCAGAAGAAGAAACCTTAGGGCAATCTCTTTCTAAAATAAAAGACAACAATGAAGAAATAAAAAAAATCAGAGAAAAGAGCCGCAAATCAGAACAGAGACTTGACTGTTTCAGAACTACAACAGATACAGGATCTAATGAAAGGAACTTCTCAAGCGTATGTGGATACGCTCGAGTTTTCTGCTAAAGACAGAAAAAAAGATACTATCAGCCATGAATGGTGATGTTGCACAAGCTACAGAAGAAGAAGCGAAGACGTGGTTACAATCTTTAGCGAAACAAAAAGCTGCAACTACCGAAAATTATAGACAAATGCTTGAAGAAAAAAAGGCGGCTTTAAAGGAAAAGGGAGTAAGCAAAGAATTCATTGATGCATTAGAAGATGAAATGAATGATTACATCAAAACTACAAATCAAGGATTCGATAGCCAAATAGCTGCTATAACAAATAAATATCCACAATTGATTAACGAAGTGAGTTTATCAAATGGTCAATTATTTAGCAAAACGGCAGCTGCTATGGACAATACTGGTCAGTATACAAAAGTTTTTCTCGAAAGTAATGAAAAGATTTTAGCCCAAGCGAAGAAAACATCGGATGAAATAGCAGATAATGCCGAAAAAAATGCAGAACAACTTGGTATGGTAGCTGATGAGGCTACGCATGCTGGATCAACTTGGAATGGCTTAGTTTTAGACGAAAAAACAGGAAAAGTAAAAACTAATGTACAAGAAGTAGTGAATGAAGCAACGAAGGATTTCACTAAATGGAATGAATTGAAACCTGTTGTTCATGATGCGAAACTAACAACGAATGCAAAAGATGTCATTTCCATAGCGGCAGTACAAAATGGCTATTGGGATGATATGGAATGGAAAGAAAAAGAAGCATTATTAGAAGATGAGTGTTCTAAAAATGTATACAAGGCTTTAGAAAATGCTGGTAAATGGAATGAGTTAGATATTCCTTCTAAAGAAGCAATCCTAACTTCAAATACTCCTGAAGTTATGGGTGAAACTCTCATGAATTTGGGATTATGGGATACTTACAAACTTCAAGTGAAAGATTTAGATTTGAATGCGTATAAAGTATACGATGCTATCGATGGATCAGAAGAAAAATTAAATAGTTGGGCTCAATTAGATAACCCCACAAAAGAATTGTTATTAGATAACTCAGATTTTTCTACAAAACTTTTTAATTCCGAAGAAATGTTTAAACGTTGGAATCAGTTATCATCTAATGCAAAGTTTCTTTCGGCTAATAATACTAAATTTACAGAGGTTCTTTTATCATCTGACAGAATGTGGAATCAATGGGTAAACCTTCCTGATAATGAGAAAAGATTACTTGCAGATAACGAAGATTTAGCTACCACTGTTTTATCTTCAGAAGAAATATACGGAAGATGGACTCAATTACCAGATAATCAAAAATATATGTTAGCTGACAATACTGACTTAGCAAACAAAATATTCGCTTCAGAAGAATCATGGAATGCATGGAAAGCAATTCCAGACACAGTTAAAAACTTGCTTGGTAATAATATTGATTTACTGGCTAAAGTGAAAGACGGGACTGTAAGTGTAGAAGAATATAACAAAGTTATGCCACTTCTTAAAACTCTATATGGAGATAACGTTAATTTAAAAGAGGCAATCAGTGGGGCTAAAAGCTCTATAGAGAATTACAACAAAAATATTTTTCCTAGTGATAAAACTGCAGTAGGACACGATGAGGCTTCACAAGCTGCTAAAGATGCATTTGAAGCGTTCAACATCTTCCAAACAAAAATACCAGATAAAATTACTAAAACTGTATCAGCTGACTTTATAGGTCCTATGCCGAAAAATGCGAAAGGAACAAACTTCCATCCTGGCGGAGCAGCTATGGTAAACGATCAAAAAGGGCCTACTTATGAAGAGCTTATAACCTTGCCAAGCGGAGAAACTTTTATACCTAAAGGACGTAATGTCGTTTTAGACTTACCAAGAGGTTCGAAAGTACTGAACGCCACTAAAACTAAACGTCTAGTGCCTAAATATGCTGATGGTATAGGAAACATAACGACGGTTTCATCTACGCTAAACTTAGATGCTTTAATTTTAGCTATTAACGAGCTAACGACGGTATTGAGAACTCAACTGATGGCAGGAACGACTGATGCTAAAGATACTAAACTATCAGATGAAACAAAAGTTGCCGATCCGATTATTCCGGACAGTCTTTCTGAAAAATCAGATCAGTATCTAGGAATTGGAGCTCAATGGTTAACTAATCTAATGAATGGTTGGAACTCAGCGGTTCCTCAATATATGAATAGTGAAATGGTTTTTATTACAAACTATCTCAATGCGCTAAAACTTCAAAACAATCCTAATTATACGCAAGGAGCAACATGGAATAAGAACTTACTGAATGGATGGAATAGTTTAACTGGGACCTTTATTGCTACAATCAATTCATTTTGTAATCAAGCAATGGTCACGCTTAGAAACTACAACACTCCTATGTACAACAATGGCCGAACGTGGCAGCAAAATAATCTTAATGGTTGGAATTCATTGTATGGATCATTCATAGCCCGTGTAAATCAGCTTGGTAACGATTCGATTAACAACCTTCGTTCTAAAAGTGGTGGTTTTTACAATGCAGGGACATTCTTGTTGCAATCTTTAATAAACGGAATGAATTCGTTAGGTAATTCTCTTTCTACTACAATGAACAATGTCGCTAATACAATGGTTGGTGGTATAGGCAAAGGAGTTAATGGCGTCATATCGGGAGTTAACTATGTGCTTAAGGAAGTCGAATCAAGTAAGAATATCGGAAACTGGCCAATTCCACAATACGCTAAGGGAACTGATGGACATCCTGGTGGACTTGCTATGATTAATGATCAAAAAGGCCTAGTTCACGAAGAATATGTTCAGATGCCAGATGGACGTAGTTTTATTGCCAAAGGTAGAGATCTTCTTGTTAATTTGCCTAAAGGTGCTCAGGTCTTAAATGCTTCTTTAACAAAGAAATTAAAGGAACGTTTAAATATTCCACACTACGAAAAAGGTATTGGCAATTTAGATATTGTTGATTTGTTAGATGATGAAAAAAGAATGTTAGAATTCTTAACTAGCAAAGTTGATTTTTCAGGCATTAATGAACCATGGCTTGATATGACTAAATCAGGAACGTCATTAATGTCCAAAGCTGCAAATACAATGCTTCAATCAAAATTAAGTGAATTCTTCACTCATGGCAATTTTGATGGTGCAGTAAATGCCAATGGTGTTTATCAATATTTAGTTGATGTGGCACAGAAAGTAATGGGTAAGTTCCCCGGACTTACAGTAACTTCTGGATATCGAGCAGGAGATGCCTACTATCACGGAAAACGGCAAGCTATCGACTTGGCTTATCCAGGTATTTCTGGAGATCCGAGATATACAGCAGCAGCAAATTACGCTTTTGAAAAATTCCCTTCAAAAATTGCGTATGTCATTACGAATGGACGTGTACGTGACCGCATGGGATTATCTGGAACAAGGTCAAGCGGACAATGGACGAATTGGCCAGATGGCGATCACTTCGATCATATTCATTTAAACGGTTCGATGGGGTCTGGCGATATATTCAATGGAGGAGTTGGAGGAAGTGGTGTTGCACGCTGGCGTTCTTATGTGTCTAAAGCATTGAAAATGAATGGATTACCAGCTACAGCAGCGTATATAAATGCCTGGATGTCCCAAATCCAAACGGAATCTGGTGGTAATGAGAAAGCAATCGGCGGCAATGATGGGCTCGCCGAAGGCAATGCAACAGGATTACTTCAAACGAAACCCGGAACTTTTGCAGCTAACGCTTTTCCTGGTCACGGAAATATTATGAACGGATTTGATAACATGTTAGCAGCAATCAATTATGCTAAGAAACGTTACGGAGTTGCAGGTATGTTGCAAGTTATCGGGAAAGGACATGGATATGCCAATGGCGGCTTGATTACCAAAGACGGACTATATCGAGCAGGAGAAGGAAATAAACCAGAAATGGTTATTCCATTGACAAGAAAAACAAGAGCTATCGAACTTATGGGTCAAGCATTAGCCTTCCTTTCTGGAAGCAATAAAAAAGAAACGAAAAGTGAGATTAATTCTGTAGATAATAGACATATCCTACAAGCGATAGAAAAACAGTCTCGTATGACAAATGATCTGCTATCATTATTACTCTCGTTTTTTAAAAGTAACAATCGATCAGATAAAGAACTAGCTTTAGATATTCAGAAAATTTTAATCAGGAGGACATAGTATTTGAGGACAGTAATATTAAGAAATAAATTGAATGAAGAAATTGATTTGTCCACAGAAGATTATTTTGCTACTGAAATGTCGAATCTAGGTTTTGAAGTTACAAAAGAGCATATTGGACAATGGGGGAGTTTCAGAGAAATAGGAGAGAGTATTGAATTGTCTGAATTTCAATCATCAGTTATGATTTCTGTTCACGGATTTAGAGAACAACAATTATATGGTTCATTAGTTGAATTTCTGGCTAATGGACCTTTTGAACTAGAATTTTCTTTTGATTCAGAAACAATGATCAGGAAATGTAGTTTGAAATCATTATCTAAAACAGAAATTGATTCCCAAAGCTCATTGCTAACAGATACTTTGAATCTATATTTTACTTCAAGCTGGTATTCTATTAAGCGTGAAAAATTAATACAGAATTCAACTTCTCTCAATACACGTGGAAAAGTTTACTCATTTGTTCGACCATATGTCTACACCAAAAATGTATGGGAAAAGAAAGGTGTATTTAAGTTCAGTAATAATTCTGTATATTTGACAAATAGTACAGAGCGAATGTCTCCGTTAAAAATAAGGATTATTGGAGAGTGCTCAAATCCATATTGGGAAGTTATCCAAAACTCTAAAGTAGTAGCTTCAGATGGCTATTTTATTAATATGAAAGACACACAAATATTAGAAGTGTCTAGTTTGCTAGAAGACCAAACGGCAATTTTAAAAGATGTAGGTGGAGTTGAATCTTCTGTTTATCAACAACAAGATTTTACTAAATCAAACTTCGTCCAAGCGCCTCTAGGAGAATTCAGCGTTGTTTTTCATGTTGGACATGCAAATGTAGAGATTGAACTTTATGAGGAGCGTGATCTATTTTGATTTTAGCCATTACCCTCTTTCACCGAGATATGAATTTATATAACGAACGTTTAATTTCGACTGAGTTCGAATTTGGAACGGATGAAATTGGAGAAGAAGTAAGTAATTTTATTACAGATAAATATGTCCATGTAAAATCAGGAGATTTTCTACTAGCAAAATTTATTCCTAGCGGGAAGATTGCTTATTTTGGAGTGATTAGCTCGCAAGAAGACAAAAAAATAAATTGCAAAGGATTACTCAGTTTGGCCGATAGCGAGATACCGACTGTAAAAATATCAGGTGCTAATTATGAAGAGCATATTCGACGACTGATTGAATACTACTTATTGAACGATCCAACAAAACAACTAAAAAATATTTTGGAGGTAAAAACAGAAAGCGTTACTTCTCATTCTTATCAAGCTGTTGACACAAATAAGAGACGATTGAATGCATATATAATAAATGGGTTCAAAAAATATAATGTTAAATGGTATGTCAAAGAGATTAAAGGTAAAAAAATATATACTGGTATTCGAGCAGTTGATGATTCAATTTATATTAAAGATAATTCATCTGAGTTTAATGACTGGGATGTTTTTGTGCAATCTCCTGGACCAGGGAACGAGAACAAATTATTGATCGTAGATAAAGCAATGAAAGATATAGAAAATCCCTTGGTATTGTCTACGTGGTATTTAGATGACGAAAATAATCTTACGCAAGATTCAACGAATAAGAACATTGCATTGCCTACCGTTAATTTAGTAAATATATATGATCAAACTCAAGAAGATAGACCTTCTTATGAAGAGGTAGCTAAATCGGAGCTTAAAGGCAACGCCTATTCACATGAAATTAAAGTTAATGTTGTGCTAAATGCTAGAAATATCAATGTAGAAAATATCGAAACAGGAATGTTAGCGACTATTGTTTACAAAGAGCAGACTTACAAATCTGTTCTAACTGCCTGGCGAATATCCAGCAGTAAAAAGAATATAGAATTGACATTTGGTAATGTCCGAAGTCGTTTTATGGATTATTTTGAAGATAATGGGGGATAAAAAATGGTTAGCAATGTGGATGGATATCAATTTGAAAACGTGAAAGTAAGCGCAGAAAATGATGCTAGACTTTATCACGTTTTATATAATCGGAAAAATCAGGTTATTGATGGTTACGATCAGTCTATGAATTTATCTTCAAGCGGATTAACAGTAAAAGTTGCTGCAGGAGCAGCGATTATTCAAGGTCGTATGGTCGTTGTTCGACAAGAAGAAAGTATAACAGTTCCAGCAAACTCAAGTGGTTATATAGCATTAACAGTGGATTTGACACAAGAAGTTATACCTGGATCTATTCTTCCAGAATCGGAAGAATATGAATGGACTAATAATCAAGTCAAGCTAGAATTTATAACAAAAGTTATAAAAGGTAATTTAAACAATGGTGATAAGGTCTATAATTTACCACTATGCTCAGTTAATTCTACTGGATCAACTGTTTCAATCTCAAAGATATCGGATAGTTACGAGCTGACTCTCTCTAAAGGAGAAATTTTGTGGAGGGGGACTGCGTTAATGCATGATACTCAAACTGTCCAACCTTCAAAAAAAATTTGGCAGACAGTTTCAGGTTTTTTGTTAGTATGGCTCCCATACGAAAACGGGCAAGCAATTGAGGATAGATATGTAACTACGCCTTTTTATAAGGAGCGTGTAACTTTTACTAATGTTTTAGGAGAAATTGTTTCAGGATTTGATGACTATCACAAAAAGTGGTTTAGTAAACGAATAAACTATAATTCGAATACTAATATATTTACAGGTGCAGCAAGCAATGCAAGTGGAGATAACGCAAATATGGTGCTTAGGTATATAGTTTCTTTTTAGTTAGGAGGTATGGAAGAGTGGCAAATTTAGAAATTAAATTATCTGCAAATAAGAGACAGCCTTATCTACGTCACCGTGTTGTTGGTAGAGTTGGTGATGGGGGGCTCACAACAATCAATGTACAACTTCTTGAGGAAGATGAAATTACACCTTTTGTAATTAATCTAAACGGTACTTTGAAATTTGTGGGCGAAGTTTCAAACGGTAACTATACCGAGGGAGAACCAGAAATAATCGATTCGACTAATGGGTTAATTAGTTACACGTTCACTAAGTCAAATTTCAGCACGAGTCATCAATTCAAACAAGCATATTTTGAATATGTAGATCCTAACGGCAAAAAAGTAACTTTTCAGAACTTCATCATAGACGTGTTAGAACGAGTAGATATTAATTCGGAGCAAGCGAAATACTATATTTCTTCATTGGAAAAATTACAGAGTGAAATGCAAACCACTTTCAATCAGTTCATTAGTGATAAACAGGTCCAATACGATCAAATCTACTCGAAATATAACGAATTAGTAAGATTGATAAATGAATCAGATAAGCAAGTAAATGATCGTATTGATAAGGCAAATAATCGTATTGATCAAACCAATCAGCAAATCGGCGATCTCGGCAAGCTGAAAAAGATGTACAGTAACAGCATTGATTTCGGGGGATATGATTATAGCGGTAAGCCGAATTTAATGTCCAAACTAAAATCGAGCGATTTTAACGTTGGTTACCACGGGTCACTAACTTCGGATAACGAAAAGCTACATTTTACTTCTGATGGTACAGGAAGCATTATTATGTTTACGCGTATTAATACACCTCAGCTTGCTAGTGGGAAAACCTATACTCTGAGTGCGAAAGTTCGATTTGATGAAGGAACTACAGGAGCTATTGATAAATTACGTTTGGTGTATCGTACATCACCAGGAGAAAAGATATTATTGGAAGCAAATAGTACAAATATTACAACAGATGATGTAGGGAAAGAAATAACAATCAAAGGTACAGCTAACGTTAATTATCAAATCACAAATTTAGATCGATTTTATATGAGTATTAGCTTTGTTGACAGGGATAAAATAAATGGCGGATTTAAGTTGTACGACATCAAAATCGAAGAAGGCTCAACAGCCACACCGTACCAGCCTAATCTACTTGATGACCCTTACTGGGTAGGTAAAACATCGTTGGGTGAGAATATTGCAAATAAAGGTACGACGTTCCCAATTAAATCTAGCGCGTACGAAATATATAAAGGTAACACGGAAGAAGAGCTTATAATAGGTCAAACGTATACTATCACGCTTAAAGGAACAAAACCCGCAAGTCAAACCTTTGTAGCATATAATTATTGGAACGTTAATTTTGGAGAACTAAAACCAGTTGAGGGATTGACAGACGTATGGTCTCTAACATTCACACCAACGAAACTTGAACCGGGTTTGCCTAAAGACCTTCGCATTTTTCAGTTGCCTAAAGAAACGGCCGGCGCATGCCAAATTGACTGGCTCAAAATTGAAAAAGGCGACACCCGAACCCCGAATATTAGTCAGTTTAAATACTTTGGTGAAGGATTGAAAGATAGCAACAATCCGAACGACTACAGCTGGGACATCACGCCTGAATATACTGAAAAAGGCTTGAATGATACGGTTAGTTTGACTGAACCGCAATCCATCGAAGGATTGAAAAATTTCGAAGATGGTATTCAATCAAAAGGAAAATCTGTATTGACATCAGACGACAACAAATATGAAGTCGTAACCTTAACAGTTACAAACGGGAATACCGGATCAGCAAAGCTTTATCGTGAAGGAAAAACCGTCACTATTTATTTTTTTGCGTTGAATGGGAAAAGCAGTGGTGGAAATGATTCAACGATACTAACAATTCCAGAAGGCTATCGGCCACCAATTAGTTTTGAGCAACTGGTTGGCTCGATAGACCGTTCTACTTTGAACAGTGCTCAGTTATCTATTGGTGCAGATGGAGCCATTAAATGGCGAAGAAACTCAAGTTATGGATCAGCTTATTCATTTGTTATCACTTATTCAATTTAAGGGAGGAAATCTAATGAAAGTAGTTTACAAATCAATCAAGCCTTACGGATTCGAGCAAATCATTGTGAATGACGAAGAACATTTACCGGAAGAATGCACAGAAGTCGAACCACCGATTCCAAATTGGAAACCGAAATTCAATTACTGGGAGGGAAATAAATGAAAAACATTTGGAAATATGGCCGTACTGGCGGAGAGTATGCAGGAAAAGTATTGGACGACATGCTTGTATCCGTTCCTTACACAGATCAGCCACCGCTCGAAGGGGTTCGTTCAGATGGCGAACCGCTAACGATTGCTGATCAGATGTTTGATCCTAAATTGAACCAATGGATTATTTTAGCGAACGCGTTAGATCACAACGATTTAAACAATCTCAAAGCGATGTACGAGGCTCTTGAACATGAAAACGGCAACCTAAAACAGCTAAATGCCAAACTCATGCTAAGCGATGTAGCGATTAAACAGGAAAATACTGCATTGAAAGAAAAAGCTGACAGTTTAGCACAAATCAATTCAAAAATGATGCTTGCTTCGTTACAAAATAGCAAAGACATTTCAGAAATTAAAGAGCAACTAAATCCAGCTTCAAAAGGAGGTGAGTAGTATGTTTAGTTTTAGCGATGTGAAAATGATGTATGATTGGGGCTGTTTTACTGACGATCAAGTTCGACTATTCGTTCCACTATGCATTACAGACGAAGAAGCAGATAAAATCATTAATAAAGATAAGAGCGCATCTTAATTGATGCGTTTTTATTTAAGGTAAAGGAGTTGTCACATGATTAATTTAGGGGAATGGGGAATGATAGCAGGATCAATAACCGCTATCGTTTCTTTGATTTTATTAGTAATTAGACCGATTGCTGCATCTTTCTCGAAAATTACTGAGACTCTTTCAAAAGTAAGCCACAATTTAGATTTGCTGACTAAAGATTTAGAATCGAGCAAATCAGATCGATTGATGATTCATGAAGAACTAAAGAAACACGATGAAAGATTAGATACACATACAGAAAAATTGGTGGAACACACGCAACAAATCAAAACTTTGTTTAGGGAGAGAAGAAAATGAATAATAAAACGTTCGAAGTACTAAAATGGTTCGCACTGGTAATTATTCCCGCACTAGCTACTTTCGTGGGGTTAGTTGGTAAAGCGCTCAATTGGCAGTACACAGATATCTGTGTTGTCATCATTACTGGTTTTGGCGCGTTTTTAGGGAGTGTGTTGGGTGTATCAAATCGAACCTACAAAATGTTCTCGGCTGAAAGCGAAGAAGGAGGAAACAAATGAAAAAGAAAATTACTATTACTGCGATGAGCCTGTTAACGGCTCTTTTTTTATTGCCAATTAACGGATTTGCCTATACTATCAACAATGAATTTAATTTGGGCGCAAATGAAGGTAGCTCACAAGTAGCAAATAATCAGTATATTTTACTGCATGAAACGGCTAATGAAACAGCAACAGGACGCAATGAAGCGCAGTATATGCAACGTTCATGGACTAGCGCTTATACTGCTTATATTGTGGGAGACGGCGGAATTGTTTACCAAGTCGGACAACCTGGTTATGTACAGTACGGTGCTGGTTCATATGCTAATGCCAATAGTCCTGTGCAGATTGAGTTACAACACACACATGATAAAGCAACTTTTGAAAAAAACTATAAAGCATACGTTGAATTGGCTAGAGATTCAGCAATGAAATATGGTATTCCATTAACATTAGACACGCCTTATAACCAACCAGGAATCAAATCACATTTATGGGTAACTCAAAACATTTGGGGCGATCACACTGATCCGTATGGATACTTATCAGAAATGGGTGTAAGTAAGGAAAAACTGGCTTACGATTTAGCTCATGGATTTACAGACGAAAACCCAACGACTTCTGAAAACAAGCCTGTCATTGATCCAACCCGAGCAGGTGCAGCAAATCCAACTTTATCAGATGGAACGAACCATTCTCACATTGATCAGTTTGGAGAAATCGAAAATGCGAACTTACACGTCGCTGGATGGCACATCGCTAACTATAAATACGAGTATATTTTCATTATGGACTACAATACTGGGAAAGAATTAGCTCGAGTAAGAGCTGATGGAATTTATAGACCAGATGTAAACCAAGCTTATAATACTTCTGGAAATGTTGGTTATCATGTATCTTTCAATATGCGTAATTTTCCTAGTAAGAAAGTCTATGTAATGATGCGGGCAACGAATGATCCAGAGGGAAACACTAAAGGCGGTGCGCAAGATTTCCATGACAAACGTTGGTATTTAAATATTCCTAAACGATAAAAATAGCTCCTCGTTGAGGAGCAGTACATATAGTTGTTGATATAGTTGCTAATATTGTTAGCTAATTTGTTAGTAAAACTGTATACGAATTTAGATAGTAAAAAAACAGTTTGTTCCTTATATAGAGGCACTTTTACTACTGATTAAATGTCAGATATGCTTACAAATATACTTATAAATATGCTTACAAAATTAGCTAATATTTCCGTTGACAAAGCTTTGTTACTATTGTTAAACTAAATTGACTAGCAAAAGTGAAACATAAATTTATTAAATAAATGTAAAAATTAGGAGAAATCAATGTCTTATAGAGTACAATTAATAATTTCAGAAGATGTAGAAAGTCAGCAATTTGGCACTAATGTTATTAATAAAGTAATTAATCCAGCTCTTTCTATTAATGCGCCTTTAATTCCTACTGCTTTATCATTTTCTGTAACAGCTGTGGTGTCTGAGATAGAGGATACAGAAAAGATAAAAATAGTAGAAATTGAAGTTTTAAACAAGAATGAAAAACAAATTTTTTCTACGGGTGAAGTATCGGTAAGCTTGCCTCCTCAAGTTAACGATATAAACTTTAATATAAACGCCAGAAATGTCTTGGTTGAAGAAGCAGGAGAGCATTATGCTGTTGTTAAATTTAATGGAACTGAGATTGGAAGGCAAATCTTTGATATCAAGGTCAACAAACCAGTGGAAAAAAATTAAGGAGACGATACGGATGCTTGATATAGTACCATCGTGAACAGACCGAGCAAGAACAAATGATTGGGGTTTTTCAAAAAATAATTTCAGGTTTATTTGAGAGTATAGAAGTAGATATTAACTTTTTAATAAGCCAAGGTACACAAATAGACAAAGATGTCCTAGTGAAGTTATTACAAACAAAAATGAATACCAATTTGTCTCAACAGTCCCAGACATTCATTTTAGATATTGAAAAGGCGTTATTTCTTAGTAACTATGGAGAAATATTAAAAGATATTCTTAATAGTATTTCTACAATGGAAGGTGTTTCAGAAGCTATATCAGAGGAAATTCAAAGTTACGTTTATGAAATTATAATTAGAGACGATGTTTATTCTTCCCCTACAGGAATAGTTATAGCAGGATATGGAAGAATGGATATTTTCCCTAAACTATATTCTTATAATATGTTTGGATTTGTTATGAATATTCTGAAATACTCAGAATATGAAAGTGCTCAAATAGGAAATGACAATGGTTCATTAAGATCTACTATATTACCATTTGCTCAGTCTGATGTGGTAAATACTGTAGTTCAAGGGGTAGATCCACAAATTACTAATTATCTGTCGAGTCAAGTCGATAGTTTTGACGATAACGGAAAAAATACCTATATTAATATTATAAAGAATATTTCAGAGTTTCAACAAAATCAATTCATATTTCCGTTACTAAACATGATTGCTTTACTCCCAGTTGAAGAAACAGCAATTATCGCAGAGACTTTATTAAATTTAACCAGTTTTAAACGAAAATATACTACTTCTGTAGAAACAGTAGGTGGCCCAATTGATGTTTTAGCTATTACACCTAATGATGGCCCTATTTGGATTAAAAGAAAACATTATTTTGATATTGATAATAATATTGGATACAGATTGCGAAAGGAGAGAGCGAATGATTACAATAATTAAACCTCAGGAAAAATCCCCTGTTTTGAAATTTAATGAGAGCAATCTAGCCCATAATAAAATGAGTATAACTGATACAGTATTTGATGTAATGGTTGAGCAACAAAAAAAAATTAATAATAACAATAGACAAAGAAAAGAAATTAACCAATATTAATGTTTTTTCTGTTGCGTTTTTTGCAGTCATAATTTAAAACCTCGCTCAATCTTGGGCGAGGTCTTTTTTTATTTTTCTGAAAAGTTAAAGTAAATAATAGCATAAAATAATATATTTTACAAAGAATAAGTACAATCTAGTTTTTTGCTATTAAATGTGTAATAATAAATATGCCATCACAACATGAAGAATGAAATCCATTATTATCTAGTCTAGTCCATTCTTTTTGTTTGCAGTATTTGTGATGGCTTTCCGTACCCTTAGCTCAGTTGGTCAGAGCAGACGGCTCATAACCGTCCGGTCGTAGGTTCGAGTCCTACAGGGTACATTAACGTAGCCATTTGAATCGTTCTGTGTTAGAATTTTTTGAAGAGTATTATACAAGCTAAAGCTTTTCTTCATTGCCACTCAAATGAGTGGCTTTTTTATGTATCCTTTTATGGATTAATGAAAGGATGTTTCACATAGTTATATTTCTGTATATTTGAAAAGTTTTACTTTGATTTTTAAATAGAAAGACATTTGGGTTAAATTGTGAGATAATAATAAAGAAGAGTTTAAAGCGCACCTCAAACCACTTCCCCATAAGTGTGTTACGCTTTAAACTCTTTTATATTTGAAGCTATTAAAAGGCATACCATATTTTTGAAAAAAAGTGAGAAAAAAGGCTTACAATTGGAGTGGTAGTTAATTAGTGACTTATTTTTGATTTTATAGCACTGATACTATAAAATATAGATATCATCATATTACACAATCTTAATACTAACTTAAAAAATATCTCCTTTCACAAGTATGGTGATAAAATTCGTTCCGGGCTACCTTTTTAGGTAGCCTACTTTAATCTTTATACCTTTCTGGATCAACGAAAGTATACTTTATATAGTCATAACGCCGATGATCGCTACGTGCGTCCGGCACGTCAGTCACGATATCAAACAAAAAGTATACATCTTTCTTCATTCTAGTTTTTGCAGCAGGGATTTTAAAGTAGTTCTTATTAGAATAGTAGAGATTGATTAATAAGCTATCTTCGATTGCTAGAAAGAAAACTTCTGAATTCCATACTTTATAAAAGTCTTTGATAAATCTATTTGAAGGATCGAATTTAAACCATAATTGTGTCTCATTAAAAAGCATAACCATTACTCCAATCAGTTTTTAAACTTAGTTTCTACCTCTAATATATATCGAGTTTTTATTTTGCCTTCAGAGAATACTGTTTCTTTTTTCGCAATTACAGGTTGGTTATTTTCGGAAAAAGCTAATATAGCTAAGATTGAAACATCCATCTGGAATTTATCTTTTTTGCTGCTTTGCTCATAAAAGTCTGCATATTCATCACTGATATTTTTTCTAATAAAGTCTTCCATCATAAAAATCACCTCAAAACGATTATACGAACTTACGTTCTCGTTGTAAAGCGATATTTGAGGGGCAAAAAGGGGGCAAAAATACGTTTATCTTTGATATATCTCAGATTGAACATAGTGTTTATTATATGTCGGTATTGTTGATTTATAGCTGTTTTGAGGGTATTAGATACATAATAGAATATAGTGGTTTTGTTTACGTGCATTACACGGAAAAGCTGCTCGTATCAAAGAAATCAGAAGATAAACACGGAAAACTTCCTTGGAAATCTGAAATTTGTGAAAAGTCCTTGTATATCAAGGGCTTTTTCTTTTTTCTCTATCACAGTTTTAAGCCATTTTTGGCTGTTTTGGACCATTTTTCAATCATATTCCCTTAAAAATTGTCCTAGATTGTCCGACATTGACTATCAGTGTCGTCAAAATAGGGCAAAATTTAGTAGTCAGCTTGACGACAAATATAATACGAAAAATACCAAAACATTTACCGAATTTAGCAACTTTTGAACCCAAGTTTCTCAAAGGGTCAGCTATTAGCAAAAAAGACAAAACATGTACTTTTCTACTAAAAAGTTGATGTGATAGGCTTCTATCTAAATAACTATTAGGAGTTTTTATCGTGAAGCAAAATGATGGACGTATCATTTGGAAAAATCAAAGTGAGTTAAAACTGATTTTAACAATTAATGAATTCATCGAAAAACACGGAATTACATCTAGCCGTCAATACCAGAAAAAGCTATCAGAAAATCCAAATTCTGCACCAAGTATGTGGTTCATTAACAAAAAATATGGATCATGGGAGAATTTATTGATTAGTATAGGACGAGAAAATACTGGGTATGGAAAATGGGCTAGAATGTCAGAACAAGAATTATTGGAAATAGTAGAAGCCTTTATTAAGTGCGAGAAGATAACCTCTCAACGAATGTACGAACAAAAATCAGTAGGGAAGAATATTCCTTCACTTAGTACCATTAAAAAGATGTTAGGAGATATACGTCCACTTTTTAAAGAAAAAAATGATGGATCTCGATTTACTGATTTCGAACTGCTGTTAGAACTAAAAAATGAAATAATCCGATTAAAACTACAGGATGATTTATCAATGACAAAGTTTCGAAAACTAGTTCAATCCCCAAAACTACCATCAGTTGATACAATTATGAAAAGAACGAACAAAAATTGGGAGGAATTGATGGCAGAGATTGGATTTGATTATCGAAGAATCAAAATTTATAAGCAGAGAAACAACCTATCCAAGACAAAGAAAACTAAATAGTATCACTCTAAATCAGACGTTCAAAATTAAAATTTGGACGTCTTTTTTATTACCCAAAAACGAAAGGAGATTTATTTTATGAAAAAGCCAAGATTTAAGAATTGGCGTTTGCTCGCAACACTGAGTCTATTATGCCAAACAATTGGTGGATCGCTTGGCCCAACGATTGCCTTTGCTGATGAAATTACTCATCCACAAACGGTAACTGTGGAATTGGATTTGGCTCACCAGTATGCTGTCGAAGGTACATTTAGCGATGGTCGTCCCATGTCAGAAGTTACCGTTCCGCACTATGCAGTTTACAATGGTGTGAAGCAAGATATTTTCTGTATTGAGCCAGGGGTGCCGATTTACAATGAGTTCACTCCTGGTTATGAGAAAAATCCATTGCCTGATATGTCGGAGAAAGCGAAATTAGTTTCCGTTTTATGGAAGGAAGCTGGTACGGATGTGGATACACATATTGTGGCCCAGAAGATGATTTGGCAAGAAGTTAATGGCTACGCTTCACTCAATTAAACGTTCTGATGGTAGTGCAGTAAATATCGCAGCCATTGAGTCAAAAATCAATCAAGCCATTGCGGATTATCAAAAGAAACCAAGCTTCCATAACTCCACAGTGAAAACCGTGTTAGGTCAATCGACTACTGTGACAGATACGAACGGCTTGAATTTATCGGAGTTTGATGAAGTTGTCGAGAATATCGCAAATATTGATTATCGTGTGAACGGCAATCAACTAGTGATTACTCCAAATGCCAATTCAAAAGAGAGTGGTGAATTAACCCTAAAGAAGTCAGCTAATACAGGAACACCGGTAGCTTATAAAATGGCTGGTCAACAAACTTTGATGGCGGGGGCAATTGATAAGCCCAATACCTACACAATCAAAATTGATGTGGAAACTGAGGGTTCTTTGAAGATTAAAAAAGTCGATAAAGAAACAGGAAATGTTGTACCGGGAACCGTTTTCCATTTAGACTTTGGAAAAACATTACCTGCAAAAGACGTGACCACCGATAAAGAAGGCATTGCGACATTGGATGAGATTCCTCATGGCGCGAAAGTAACCATTACTGAAAAATCAGTGCCAGCTCCTTATACGATTGACACTACACCAATCACCGCAACCATTAAATCTGGTGAGACTATTTCTGTGACTTCAAAAAATACTCGCGAAAAAGGTCAAATCATTTTGAATAAAATGGGGGTGGAAACAGGAACTGATCTTTGGAACGACAAATACTCATTAGCCGGAAATACGTTTGCCATTCGCAAAGACAGTCCAACCGGTGAAATTGTCCAAGAAATGACCACGGATGAAAAAGGTCATGCGGAAACACCAAAAGAGATTGCCAATGCGTTGGAATTGGGAACCTATTATGTGACCGAAACCAAAGCTAGTAATGGCTTTGTGAATACCTTTAAACCAGTAAAAGTCGAATTGAACTATGTCAATCAAACCGTGGCTCTTGTTACCAGTAACGTAAAAGGGCAAAACCAAGAAATCACTGGTGAAACCACTTTGACAAAAGAAGACAAAGATACCGGTAATGAAACTCAAGGTAAAGCTGAGTTTAAAGGAGCTGAATATACTCTCTTTACTGCAAAAGATGGTCAAGCGGTCAAATGGAGTGAGGCTTTTAAACCAGAGTTAGTGAAGGGAACGAAAGCTTCTGATGAAACGGTGACTTTGACTTTAGATGAAAAGAATCAAGTTGCTGTTAAACACTTAGCGATTAATGAGTATTACTGGCAAGAAACCAAAGCACCTGAAGGATATACCTTGGATGAAACAAAGTACCCTGTTTCCATCAAAAAGGTGGATGATAACGAAAAAAATGCCGTGATTACCCGAGATGTTACGGCAAAAGAACAAGTCATTCGCTTTGGCTTTGATTTCTTTAAATTTGCTGGATCAGCTGCTGGGACTGCCGAAACTGGCTTCAATGATCTGACCTTTAAAGTATCGCCATTGGAAGGAACCAGTGAGATTACAGGTGCCGAAGATGAAGCAATTACAGCTTATAACGAGCAACTAGGTTTTGATGGCTATGGCAAGTTTGAAAATCTTCCTTATGGGGATTATTTACTTGAAGAAGTAGAGGCTCCAGAAGGATTTCAAAAAATTACGCCATTAGAAATCCGTTCTACTTTTAAAGAAAATAAAGCGGATTACACTAAGAGTGAATACATTTTTACGATTACCGAAAAAGGACAAAAACAACCAATTAAAACGGTGACCGTTCCTTACGAGAAACTGACGAATAAAGCATTTTCTGTTAGCTTGAATCGTTTGATGCTCTATGATTTACCTGAAGAAGAAGATAGCTTAACTTCTCTTGGGACTTGGAAAGACGGAGGCAAAGAATTGACAGACCTTGATTCTACCGAGCTAGTTGATAAATTGAGCTATAACTTGCATGAAATCAAAGAAGACTGGTATGTGGTAGCGCAAGCCATTGATGTGGAAGCGACAAAAGCTGCCCAAGAAAAAGATGAAAAAGCCAAACCAGTGGTAATTGCCGAAACAACCGCAACGTTGGCGAATAAAGAGAAAACAGGAACTTGGAAAATTTTGCATAAATTAACCGCAGAACAAGTTTTGGATAAAACCATCGTCTTATTCAACTATGTGTATGAAAACAAGAAACCCTATGAAGCAGGTGATGATCCAGTAGCGAAAGATGCTAGCTTGAACAATCAAGCCCAAACTGTCAATTGTACGGTGGAACGCCATGTTTCCATCCAAACAAAAGCCCACCTAGAAGATGGTTCGCAAACCTTTACTCATGGGGATGTGGTGGATATGTTCGATGATGTGTCGATTACCCATGATGTACTGGATGGCTCAAAAGAAGCTTTTGAAACAATTCTGTATGCATTACTTCCGGATAATACGACCAAAGAAATTTGGAAATCTGGCAAAATTGATTATGAAGTGAATGACAAAGAATTCACTAAAACCGTACTTGCGGAAAAAGTGGACACAAGTAAATATCCAGAAGGTACAAGTTTTACCTTCAAAGAAATTAACTATGGCAAAGACGGAAACATCAATGGGAAACACAATGAGGATCTAAAAGAAAAAACTCAAACTTTAACACCTAAAAAAGTTCCGACAACACCAAGTGCACCAGAACAACCGGAAATACCAACTGTTCCAAGTGACTCTCAAGAATCTATTCCTACAGTAAAGACATTCCCACAAACAGGGGAGAAAAATTCTAATGTTCTGCTGTTTATTGGGTTTACCTTGATCTTTGCGACTGCTGGGTATTATTTCTGGAATCGCCGAAACTAAGGTGATGTGATGAAACAACTAAATAGGAAAAACCAACGTGCGCGACCGCCTCCTAAAAAAAGTGGTCGCGCTATTTTTGTATCCAAAACTAAAAATGAAAAGAGGAAAAGAAGATGGAATTGAAATTTGTTGTGCCAGATATGGCCGAAACCTTTGGAAAGATAAGGTATGCCGGCGAAGGCGAAGTTTTAACTGAAGGATATGGGCGGAATACTACAGTAATTGGTCGTAGTTATCATTTGTATTCCAGTAAGCAACGAGCCGATGATATTGAAGTGGTGGTAGCTGCGGAAGCCGGCGAAAAGGATTTTGATCAAGATCAACCACTAAAAGCCGTGAATCCCCATTTGGTTGCCAAAGGCTATGAGATTGAGAATCGTGGGTTTACCGACTACGTGTTGTATGTCGATGATTTAGTGAAAGCATAGGAGGAAAAGAAGATGAGATTAACAGAAGGTATTGTTGTAGATTCAGGACTAACGTTTGGGAAATTACGATTTTCCGCATTACGCCGAGAAGTACGGAAGCAAAATGAGGATGGAACGGTTAGTAACGAGGTAAAAGAACGGACTTATAATTTGAAATCCTCTGCGCAAGGTCGAATGATCCAAGTTAGTATCCCAGCAAATGTACCCTTACGCGAGTTTGCCTATGACGCAGAGGTAGAGTTGGTCAATCCAATCATGGATACGGTCGCCAATTATGTTTTCCGAGAAGGAACTACTGTCAATTGGTTCATTAAGGCCGATGATTTAGTCTTGAAACGACAACCAGATCAGGGAAATTCTACAAACCAAAATGAAGGAAAGAAATAGGTGAAGCGTATGGAAATTAATGTTGAACATATTTTAGATTGTCTCGATCAATATGGAAAAGGTGAGCTAACGGAGGAACAACTCACTAAAGCATTAACCTATGATGAAAAAATGTTTCTGATTATGCATCAAGGGTTACTGGAAGTAGGTAACGATGCCGAAGAAGATTTTGATGTACTGAATTGGTTAGGGGAAGAAGAGTCCTTCTTTATGGTTATCGAAGTAAATGAAAGTCTATGTCGAGAAGCCGAAACCGTATTGGAAGAAATTGGTGTGGAAATGCCGGATGCCATTGAAGTTTTTTTAAAGCAACTAGTGGAAACGAAACAACTCCCTATAGCAGTAAATGACTAGCATAACTGCTTGAAATTGGATCAATGAAATCCTATGAAGCTTTTTTCGATTGGAGGTGGAAACCATAAAAATGTACAAAGGGCATCGTATACGGGCAGGAGATCAGCACTTGGTTTATCACTTTGTTCTTGGCTGGCTACTCGCTCTGTTCATCGGTTGGATGAGCGTCTTTTATTTTCAAGAGCTTAGACAATTTGATATTTCTAAGCTATCACTTTCTACTATAGAAATCGTTCGTTCTATAAAAGATTTAATCTATTTGCTAGGAAGTCTCGTTCTTTCAGGAAGCACGATGTTGCTTTATATACACTTTTTTCAGGATCATTGGCGCAGTTTGTGGCATCGACAAAAGCTAGCCCGGATGATTCTAGAAAATCATTGGTACGAAGTAAAACAAACTCAGAGTGAAGGATTTTTCAAAGACCTCAATAGTAGTCGAACCAAAGAGACAATCAGTTACTTCCCCAAAATCTATTACCGTATGAAGGATGGTTTACTTTCTATTCGCGTTCAAATTTCACTGGGAAAATATCAAGATCAGCTTTTAAAGCTGGAAAAGAAGTTAGAAAGTGGTCTATATTGTGAACTAGTAGAAAAGGAACTCAAAGACTCCTATGTGGAGTACACTTTACTGTATGATATAATTGCCAATCGAATTGGGATAGACGAAGTAGTGGCAGAAAGTGGGGCTTTGCGATTGATGAAAAATCAAGTATGGGCTTATGATTCTTTACCTCATATGTTAATCGCTGGCGGCACAGGTGGTGGGAAGACTTACTTTTTACTCACTATCATCGAGGCTTTATTAAAATCTGATGCCGAGCTTTTTGTTCTTGATCCCAAAAATGCGGACTTAGCCGATTTAGGTACGGTAATGCCTCATGTCTATTCCCAAAAGGAGGAAATTTCTGCTTGTGTGGAAGATTTCTATGAGCGCATGATGACTCGTAGCAAGGCAATGAAAGAAATGCCCAACTACAAAACAGGAGAGAATTATGCGTTTCTTGGACTTCCACCAAACTTTTTAATCTTTGATGAATACGTGGTTTATATGGAAATGTTAACGACGAAGGAAAGTGCGGTGATTTTGAATAAGCTCAAACAAATCGTGATGTTAGGTCGTCAATCTGGTTTCTTTCTGATTCTAGCTTGTCAAAGACCGGATGCGAAATATTTAGGAGACGGGATTCGCGATCAATTTAATTTCCGGGTGGCTTTGGGTCGTATGAGTGAACTGGGATATTCCATGATGTTTGGCGAGGTTGATAAAAAATTCTTTATGAAGCGTATCAAAGGTCGAGGCTATGTAGATACGGGAGGGAGTGTGATTAGTGAGTTTTATACGCCACTTGTACCAAAAGGATATGATTTCTTAAGGGAAATTAGCGACATTGGTGGATTAAACGTTAATACGGAAGGATAAAATAATAGTATGTAGCCTAGGAGTGTCAAGAATCCTGGGCTTTTTTTACGAGGTGATTTATGACATTTTTAGATTTATTCGCTGGGATTGGTGGCTTTTGCTTAGGTATGGAACAAGCGGGTCACCAGTGTATCGGCTTTTGTGAAATTGATGATTTTGCTCGCCAGAGTTATAAGGCAATCCATGATACAAGTAAGGAGGTGGAAATGCATGACATCACAAGTGTATCAGACGAGTTTATTCAATCTCTCGGACCAGTGGATATCCTTTGCGGTGGATTTCCGTGCCAAGCTTTTTCAATTGCGGGAAAGCGGCAAGGATTTTCCGATACTCGAGGTACTTTATTCTTTGAAATCGCTCGGTTCGCCGCTATTCTCCAACCTAAGTTTTTATTCCTTGAGAACGTCCGGGGATTACTCAATCACGAAGGAGGGGCTACGTTCGAGACGATCCTCCGAACGCTGGATGGATTGGGGTATGATGTGGAATGGCAAGTGCTTAACTCAAAGGCCTACGTTCCCCAAAACCGTGAGCGGATCTTCCTTATCGGACATTCTCGAGACGCATGTACCGAACAAGTATTTCCTATCATTGGATCGTCTCCAACATCTGATCAAAACATCAGAAACTTATTAAATATCAACCCTTCCAATCGAGGAATGGGGGGACAAGTCTATGGGTCAGATGACGTAGCGCCTACCTTGACCGGTGATGAAGGAATCAAAATCGCATTGCCGGTAGATGATGGAATTTCTGTAGCGGGTATGTTACTGGGAAATTTTGAACAAGGCAATCGGGTTTATGAGATAACTGGAACAGCGCCTACTTTGTCAACGAAACAAGGCGGAACGAAGATCATGCTTCGGAAAAACGAAACAGAATATCAAGAGGTGAAGCCAGGGAACAGTGTGAACCTGGCTTTTCCTAATTCCACAAGTCGTCGAGGCCGTCTGGGAAAACAAAGTGTGCATACCTTATTAACAGGAGACCAACAAGCAGTCGTCACGGATCAGTATCAAATTCGAAAGTTAACACCTAGGGAGTGCTGGCGGCTTCAGGGCTTTCCGGACTGGGCTTTTGATCGAGCTTCTCAAGTCAATTCAGATAGTCAGTTGTATAAGCAGGCTGGAAATTCTGTAACAGTTCCGGTCATTTTTGATATTGCTAGAAGATTAAAGGAGGTAAAAACAGATGATTTATGATGAGTTGATTGGGGAATCTACTGGGTGATTGGCAAGATTCAGTCAGATCCGGAATTGGAAGAAGAACTGTACCGGCTCAATTTTGATATTCGCAAAAACGGGGTGAAAGTCCCTGATGATCCGTATGTAATTGATGAGGAAACGGATGCTCGAATGGAGCTGAATCAAGTCATCAGTGAATTGGAACGAATTGCGGACTTTGCTAAAGAACCTGATATCCGCCAATACTTGTTTGAGATAAAAGCAGAGTTGGAAATTGAGGGTATTACCGCGGAGTAACGGCCAAATAAACCACTGATAGGCACTGACCGCGGGGGATTTGCGAAGCAGAAATCCTCCGTGGTGCTGTGCCTGTTTATGGACGGCGTTAGCCGGCCATGATGTCTCACCCCCCGTATCTAACAGGGGGGTACAAAAACACAAAAAATAAGCAAGCAACGATAAGGAATGGCTGTCCTATCAAGGATAATAAGCAATTTGTGTAGATGTTAACTGATTTGAAAAAGTTAACACCTTAAATTTGGAGGTGAGAACTTGGCACAAAGGAATTTAGATTATCGGCTATTAAAAGACCGGCGTAATGAATATGGCGTTTCACAAAATAAATTAGCTACGACTTGTGGACTTAGTCGCCCGTACTTAAATCAGATAGAAAATGGTGGCGTAACCGCATCGACAAAAACCATGAGGAAAATTTTTGACCAACTGGAAAGTTTCAATCCCGAGTTACCTTTAACGTTACTGTTTGACTATGTAAGGATTCGCTTTCCCACAACGGATGCGAGGAAAATCATTCAAGAGATTCTCCATTTGAAATTTGATTATATGCTCCACGAAGATTACGCCTTTTACTCCTATCAAGAACAATATGTTATGGGAGATATTGTGGTGATGTTGTCACATGAAGAAGATAAAGGCGTCCTTTTAGAATTAAAGGGTCGTGGTTGTCGGCAGTTTGAAACTTTTTTACTCGCCCAAAAGCGTAGCTGGTATGACTTTTTCGAAGATTGTCTAAAAGCCGGTGGCGTGATGAAACGCTTAGACCTGGCAATCAATGATCGAGTTGGCCTGTTAGATATTCCTGATTTAACGAAAAAATGTCAGAAGGAAGAATGTATCTCCTTGTTTCGTACCTTCAAAAGCTATCGTTCCGGGGAACTGTTGAAACCTGATGATAAAGATGGTATGGGCAATACTTTGTATATTGGCAGTCTTAAGAGTGAGGTCTATTTCTGTTTGTACGAAAAAGACTATGAGCAATATATCAAGTTAGGGATTCCTTTAGACCAGACCGAAACGAAAAATCGTTTTGAAATCCGACTGAAAAATGATCGAGCTTATCATGCAATTCAAGATTTGTTAAAAGGTCGCAGTATTGAAAGTACCACATTTTCCATTATTAACCGGTACTTGCGATTTGCGGATAAGGTGGAAGGCAAAAGGCGAACTAACTGGCCCTTGAATGAACAATGGGGGCGCTTCATTGGACGGAATCAGAAGGAAATTCAATTAACTTCTGAACCGAAGCCTTATACCATTGAACGAACGTTGAACTGGCTTGGACGACAAGTCGCCCCTACGTGGAAGATGGCCAAGGAGTTGGATCGGTTGAATCAGACAACGTACATTCAGGATATGGTAAATAATACTCGACTATCAGACCGGCACAAAAAGATTTTGGAGCAACAAAGTATGGCAATTGAAAATTTGATTATATGA